TTCTTGCGATTATGGCAGTGAAGGGTCGTTGATATGTGGTCTGTAATTGGAATAATAACTATCGCTATACAACCCGGCTTAATACAAATAGTAGGACGCGAAGAGTTTGAGAACCCACAAGATTGTTTTGAAAAAGCAATGGTGTTCATGCAAGACAAAGATGACCCCCGAGGCATGGCGTGTGTCCCAATACCACCTGAATGGAAGACAGGCGTATGACAGAACTAGAAAAGTACGACCTTAATGGTGATGGTGTTTTAGATGCTGAAGAACGTAAGCTTATGCTCGAAGATAGGCGTAGGCGTATTGAGGATGATGATAAACAGCGTGATCAAATTCGGGTTATGGTTTGGTTCGCTCTTGCGGGCATGTTGCTCTATCCGTCTGGAATTTTTATTTGTGATCTTCTTGGCCTTAGTAATGCCGCTACTATTCTTGGTAATATCAGTGGCACTTATTTCATCGCAGTTTCAGCTTTGGTAGCGAGTTTTTTCGGCGCGAGCGCTTGGCAGGCGAAGATTAACAAGGGCGATAACCAATGATACAGATGCTGATAGGGCCTGCAATTGAGCTGGCAAAAGATTTTATCAAGGGTAAGGCTGATGAGAAGAAAGCCATACAACAGAGAAAGATAGCCACGATACAAAACGATGCCGATTGGGAAAGTAAGATGGCTGGCGCTACAACCACGTCATGGAAAGACGAGTGGTTCACGTTAGTTTTATCGGCGCCAATTATTGCGATAATGTGGGCTGTTGCTACAGATGATCCTGATATTATCGAGCGGGTACATAAAGGGTTCGAGACACTACAGGCACTGCCTGATTTCTACCAAACGTTGCTTTTTATTGCGGTCACTGCTAGTTTCGGGCTGAAGTTCGGGTCTTCCATCTTCAAAAAATAAAGTGCATGTGCACTTTTTGGAGGGACAGTGATTAAGCGAATCCATGTCAATCAGCACAACATCAGGCACAACAAGAAGAATCCTGATGATCCAGTTCCGGTTCTCACCGTCAAAACATCTAAAGAAAATATTAAGTGCAACAGGGTCAAGGTAGATGGGCCCTGTGAAGTTGTATATTCGCCAGACAAGCCACTTTCATGCGGCGCCAAGGTCTGGGTTGAAACTAATTCGGACATAACTGTGGTGGAGTAAACACAGCCGCGCAGTAAAAGGAGTATTTGCGTGAAGGGTGATAGGAGCGAACTTCTTAGGGAGACCGCTGAATTATACAAAAAGCACAACGGTAAGGTTTTAGAAGCCGCTAGGGAGATCGGCATACCAAGGACAACTCTTGCAAGCAGGATCGAAACTGCTAAAACAGAGGGTTATATACAACAGGAGATTAAGGTCGTAGATACTCCAGAGGAGGAGTACAAGACAGTTTATCTCAAGCATAGATACGTCATACATCAAAGGCCTAAGGGCGACAACGTGAATTGTCGTGTACTGGCTATTGGCGATTCTCATGATGGACCGGAGATACCAGATAAATCAAGGTTCTACGCGATGGGAAAGTATGCGCGAGAGAATCAAGTTGATCACATAATCCAGATTGGTGACTTTACGTCAATGGATAGTATGAGTACTCACGACCCAAACTGGACCATCAAAGGTCACGACAAGCCTAGCTTCAAAGACGATCTGGCTAGCTTCTCCGAAGCTCTCCTCAGCTTCGATGACGGCCTCGGGGGGTACGAAGTACCGAAGCATGTCACCCTCGGGAATCATGAAGATCGCATCGCTCGATTCGTCAATAATAATCCCGAACTCGCTCAACTCCTCTTTGAGGAAGTCTATGGATTGTTCGACAAATTTGGATGGAGCTATAGTCCATTCGGGGAATTCTTCTTCATTGGTGACGTAGGTTTTACTCATGTGCCCCTCAACCAGATGGGTAAGCCCTATGGCGGTATGAACTCAGAAAACTCGATAGCAAGAGACAGCCTGCATGATGTTGTGTTTGGTCACTCCCACAAACGAGTTGATCGAACATTCCCCAAGCTAGGACATAATTATATCACTGTTATAAATCTTGGTTGTTCAATGCCGGATGGACATGTTGAAGACTATGCCAAACACTCTGTTACTGGATGGAGCTATGGCGTGTACGATATCACCATTGAAAATGGTAGAATTAAAGAGCAGTCATGGATTCCGATGACTAAGTTGATGAGAGAATATTGTTGATGAGAGAACTCAATAAAATAATAATTCATTGCTCAGCTACGCCAGAAGGTAGAGATGTTAAAGCGGATGAAATCAAGCAGTGGCATAAAGACAGGGGTTGGTCAGACATTGGCTACCATTTTGTTATCGAACTCGATGGGACCATTCGTGACGGACGCCCAGTTGAACGCTCTGGTGCACACGCTAAGGGTCACAACAAAGACTCGATTGGAATCTGCTATGTGGGCGGCGTTGATGAGAACGGGAAAGCTAAAGACACGCGGACCGATGAACAAATATCCAACCTCTTAGATCTTGTTTTGGATTTGCGCCAAACCTATGGCGAGCTATCAGTCCACGGCCATAACGAGTTTTCCAGTAAAGAATGCCCTAGTTTCGATGTGCAATTAGAGTTTGCTAATATCGAGGCTCTACTAGACGAAAGAAGTAGGAGTATCTGATGCTACCTTTGCTAGGTGCTTTAGGCGGTAGTTATTTAGGAACAGCCGGTGCTCTCGGAGGCCTTGGCGCTCTAGGCGGTGCCGCACTTGGATCTGGTCTTGGTGGCTTTCTACAGACAGGTAGTCTCCAGCAAGGTTTAGCGACAGGCATTGGTTCTTATTTTACAGGCGGTATATACGGTAGTATGGCAGGCAGTGCTTTTCCTAATGCGTCTTTTGCCGGTATGAACGCAGGTCAGTTGGGTCAGGCTCTCGGTGCAGGATTAGGCGGTATGGCAATGATCCCGCAGGAGATAGAAAGAAGAGCTTCCAGAGACTTAAAGGGCCGTAGCTACGCCAATCAGTTGAATCCACTATCACTCCGCTTACTTAAAAAACGACAGGAAGACGAGGAAGAACAGCTCCCGTTCCCAAACATTAAGGGATTTAGGGAAGGAGGTTTGAATAGTTTGACAATGCCGCAACAGTTGAATGACAAGCAACTGATACAAATGGTGCGCTCTGCTGTTGAGGGGTCTATCGATAGAGAAACATCTCTCAGGGTATTGGGTGAGTTCGTCAATAGGTTTGGTAAGGAGAAGCTTGCAAGATTACTCAAGGACATAGCACAGAAGCGTAGGTCAAAAACGAAGCGACCCTCTGAGGGCATGATTGATGGTTTCGGTGATGGCATGGATGATTTCGTCCCAGCCTCTAATGAATCTAATGAAGATATACTGCTATCGAACGAAGAATATATACTTCCTGCCGACTTTGTTTCCGCAGTTGGTAACGGTTCTTCAGAAGAGGGCGGTGAAGTTCTCGATGAAATGGTCGCTAATGTAAGGATTGCCAAGAATGGCAAACCAGAGCAACCCCCAAGGATTGATCCGAGTGAGTATCTCATTGGATGATATTTACCCTAATACCTGACGATCATGCGTTGATTGTCTGGCCGCAAGTTGCGGATAAGCTGGAGAAAGCAACCAAAACAACCGATGGACGATTTGATAAAATGTCTATATTGGATGAGTTGCTCGAAAGGAGAATCCAATTGTGGGTTGTATACGAAGAGACAGCCCCTGTAGCGGCAATAACTACACGCATATTACAGTACAGCCAGTACAAAGCATTATCGATTGACTGGGTTGGCGGTAGCCAGATGAAAGAATGGCTTGATGAGGTGCTGAAAACTCTCAGGTCATACGCAAAGGATCAGGGATGCAAGAAGCTGGAAGGCCGAGGCAGAACTGGATGGAAAAAGATTCTCCTGAAGAACGGATGGAATCTTGATTATGTTGCATACGAGGTTGATATAAGCAATGAGTAAAGGAAGTAGCGGAACTACCACAGTAGTTCAGGACACTTTGCCAGAGTATGCACAGCAGTACATCCAGAATATTTTAGCTACTGCGGCAGGTGGTGAGGACGGGCAATCCGGTCTTTACACCAGCCCATACATCCAATACACCGGCCCACGCATGGCCGAGGAATCTCCTCTCAGAGACAAGGTAAACCTAGGTATCGAACAGCTTGCTGAGGTGGGCGCCCCATACTTTGGCGAAGCTATGGATTTACAGCGCGGAATCATCCGTAATCTGGAGACACCATCTGAGTTTACTGCTGAGACAGCAAAGAAATACATGAATCCGTTTTTGGAGTCCACGCTTGAGGCACAAAAGCAGGAAGCGATAGCAGATTATCAACAGAGAATACCAGAGCTTGCAAAGAGTGCAGTGGCCGCAGGAGCGTTTGGTGGTAGCCGTGCACAGTTATTAGAAAATCAAGCGAAAGAAAACCTGCTTGACAGGCTTGCAAGCATAGAGTCTGAAGGACGAGCAACAGCTTACCAGCAGGCACAAGACCTGTTTGATGTAGACAGACGCTTTGCGCGGGACAGCCTGCTTGCAAAAGAAGCAGGAATTGCGGGTCTTGTAGGACTTGGTGAGCGCGGCCAGACATCATTGTTGGAGCGTCTGAGACAGCTCGAAGGGGTCGGCAAGGCAGATGAGGCTCGCAGACAGGCCGAGCTTGACCTAGCTTACGATGAGTTCACCCGCGAAAGAGATTACCCAATGGAGCAATTGGAGCGGTTTGCCGCGCTGGTCAGGGGTATGCCTACACCAACAAGCCGTATCACTGAAAAACTTACGCAAAGTAACCCACTTGTTGATGCGCTTGGTCTGGGTATAACCGGTCTTCAGCTTAGAAACCTAGGGGCGTTTGGTCCAGTATGAACATATTAGAAGTACAAGAAGCCCTGAAGAATATGAGTGAGCAACAGTTGGTGCGGGAGGTACAGCGTCCAAGCGGTAACGCACCTGTATTCCTAGTGGCCACTGAGCTTGACCGTAGACAGAAGATGAAGGCTCGATACAACAAGCAACGACCACCCCAGTCCACTGTAGTGGAAGACCTTCTTGGCGGTATCGGTGCCATGATGCCAATGCAAAAAAGTGCATATGCACCTAATTCTGGCGGGGTAATGAAGTTACGCGGTGGCGGTATGCCGAGACGCGGTGGCGGTATGCCGAGCTTCAAGAGCTTCATGCTTAAGCAGGCTAAGGAGATGGGTGTCGATATCCCGATGCGTAAAAGATTCCCAGACTATTCCCCCGGTGCATTTGATGATTTGTTTGGGGATGCAGACCGTGTCAGAGAAGGTTTGAGTCCTTATCAATTAGAGGTATATGAGGAAACTGGCCTCACACCAGCGATGGCTAGCAAGATGTTGAGTGACTTCATCCCAAGCGTAAGAGCGCAGGATAGGTCTGGAATGCCTCAGAAGACCCGTGAAGAGATTGAAGAAGCAACCAATAACATGGTTGAAATGTTGCGTGGGGTCATTGCAGGACGACCTGTTAGAAAGATGGCCGTTGGTGGGCTTGCTGGATTAGGAAGAGCTATTCCTAAGGGCTTCCTCGGTCGGCAAACAGAGCGCTTGTCGGACTTATCCCCGATTCCTAAAGGGCAAGGTATTGTCCCATATGTCGCAGGCACATCCAGAATTACTAAAAGCGGTGGATACGCTCCTCAAATGGGTTTCTTTGGACCTAAAAATTCATCGCTTGGGGTCAAGGCTCTGCGGTCGGCAACACTATCAAGCCCATTTGGATTGGGCGCTTTCTTTGCGTCACCGACAGACATGGGAGACGGCACTCTAGCGGGAGCTTATGGTTTAACACAAGATGAGTTCGAACAAGTTTTGCAATACATGATGCAGAATGGTTTGGACTTCCCAACTAACTCTCCAGAATTTGCGGACCTTGCGGCTCAGTTGACTGGTAAGAATGTCCCGAGACTTCCAAGCCTCGGCGTTCCTGCTGAACAAAGGAGTCAGGAGGCGGCGAGGGTTCAGGCTCAACAACAGGAAGATGAAATCAAGAGGAAGCAGGCAGAAACAAAGGGCCTGTTCGATCAGATTGCTGAGATGGATGAGCGCAGACGTAAGCAAGCTCTGCAACTAGGTATCGCCAGAGCAGGTCTCGCCGCAGTGGGTCAGCCTAATTTGATACAAGCCTTGAAGGCAGGCGGGAAGGAAGTGCTCGATACAGTGCAGGAGTCTTCCAAGCCATCAAGTTTGCAGTCATTCATCATCAAAGAACGAATCAAGAAGATGATTGCTGGCGGTGACAAAAACCTACAGAATATACTCAAGTTTAGACAAGAGCTAGGTAAGTTGTTTGGGGATACGATGGAAGGAACTCCAGAACGACAGCAGTTAGCGGATCAAATCAAGCAATTAGATTTGATGATTGCACAAATGCTTGGCCTTGGGACAGGGGGAGCTCCGTCTGGGATATCATCGGCAGATATAGCCGCTGAACTTGCCAAGCGTTCAAGGTAGTCGGAGGGCCGCATGGCTTTTGATTTAAGTAGACTACGGACGGATCAACTTCTCAAGCTTCAAGGTGTAGGCGGAGACCTCACCCAGCTAAGTACCGAAGAGCTAGAAGAACTCCTCGAATCTCAGGAAGAGATGAGTGATCTTGGCGCTGGCTTCCAGAGAGCAGGCGGCTCTTTCAGACAGGGCATTGCTGGGCTACTACGTGACATAGCTCCAGAGTACTCAGAAGAATTGTTCGAGTCAGGCGCTAGAGCTATTGAAGAAACACAGCGCCAGCGTACCCCAGACATTCCATCATTCAAAGACATCGAAGACCCTCTCGATCTTATCGAGTACACGGGTGAGCAACTAGCCACATCCCTACCTCAGCTCATCGCACAGCTCGGAACTGGTGCAGTCGCAACCAGATTGGGCGGTCCTAGGGTGGGCACCGCCGCCGCAATCGGAGCCGGAACTCCATTTTTTACCGGCATGAATATTGAGCGCCAGATTCAAGAGCAAGGTATCGACTTCAAAGAAGCAGATGTCGCTAAGGCGTTTGGCGTATCCGTTGGTCAGTCTTCTCTTGATGCGCTGATCGGTCGTTACATAGGTGTGTTTGGTCCTGCCAAAGCGGGTGGCGAGATAGTCAAGGCCACAAAGGCAGGGCTTGGTAAAAAGGTTGCCAAGGGTGCCGCTCTTGGTGTTGCTGTAGAGGCGCCCACAGAAGCCGCTCAGCAAGCGCTTGAGATAATACAAGCAGAAAGCACCTTGAAGAATGGTCTTGACCGTTTAACGTCCATGCCTCCTGAGGTACAGGACGAGCTATTAGAAGCCTTGGTTGCAGGTGGGCTTGTCGGTGGAACCATCGGTGGTGCCGCAGGGCCGTTGCGTCCAGATCCCCCTGACATTGCCAAACGTAGGGATCTCGAAGCACACCTCGCGGAGCTTCGTGATCAAGTCGCAGAAGATTCCCGAAATCTGGAGTTGTTCCGCGCTGAGGCCATAGAAAGGGGATTAATAATCCCCCCGGCGAGACGGCTCCCTCTTTTTGATGACTCTGATATTGTTGTCGCGGCGCAGGAAAAACAAGCCGAGGCGATCAGGGAGCAGGAAGAAGCCGCTGTCGAGCAAGAACAAAGGCAACAAGATGCGGTCACCATCCTTGAGGCTGACAATGAACTGAAAGCACAAGAACAGCGGTTCAATGAACTGTATGAGCCATTGATAGGGAAGAAACTCGAAGAGATTGAGATTGCTGATATTGAAAAGTTTGTTGCCAAGGACGATGCAGATCAAGCTCAGTTAGCAAGAGCCCTTGATGCTCTCCGTGCGTACAACACGCTGAAGGCTCAGCGGGCGAGAGCGGCTAAGGCAAGAGAGGCCAAGGCAAAGAAACGCCAAGCGCTCGAATTACAAAAGCAATCTGAAGAAGAGACCGTTGCGGCAAGAGAACTTGACGAGGCATCCGCTCAGCAGGCCAAGGTAAGGGAGGAGGTCCTACAAGACATTATTGGCTCAAGCCCAGATGTTGTTTCTGTTGGTAGTGAAGTTCAATTATTCCAGACAATACTGCGTAACGCAGGCATGGACCCAACTCTCACAGCGACAGAAACCCGTTTGATCGAGCGCAGGAAAGACTTCATTGATCCTCCCTTTGTCGATACGAGGACTCCTGAGCAGACCAAGAAGGGCCAAGCAGTCGGTGTCCGCGAGAGCCTGAAGAGACTGACCTCTCTGCAATCACGTAGGCTGGCAGAAGCTAACGCAATTCAGATCAGAGCGAATGCCCAAGAGGCCATCAACCTAGGCTACACCCCCGAGTTTATGGACAGGGTCCGTAACATCGCCAAGTCCCTGAGACAGGATCTATCAAAGATTGGGCTTGAGGACGTGGCGCTCAAGATAGGTGGTGCAGTCCAAGGTGACCCCAGTATCGAGGGCATGACTGACGTAGAGAAAGATAGTGGCCGTGTTGCCATATCTCTAGCCGCACAGATTTACAATCCCCAAATGACTGACGAACAGCTCAAGGCGAAGCTAAAAGAAGTCATGAACCATGAGACCATCCACGCTCTGCGTATGCTGGGTGTTCTGACAGAGCCTGAGTATCAGTCGCTGGTCAAGGTGGCTAAAGAGCAGGCGTTTGTTGATAGGTCAGGGAAGGTAAGACTGTTCTCATATTTTGAGAGAGCGCAAGAACTGTACGAAGGAACAGAGGCCCTCCAAGAAGAAGAAGCGGTAGCCGAGTTATTCCGTGACTGGGCCGCAGGCCGTAAGAAGATCGCAGGTAAGCCACTCAATCTATTCCAGAAGATCATCAAGTTCTTCAAGGGTCTTGGCAAGAGTCTTGACAGTGAACAGCTTGCTGACGCCAACCGAATCTTCCAGAGCATCGAGTCAGGAGAGATTGGTTCAAGGGTAAGGGACAGAAAAGGTGCAGATGCACTTTCTCCGATGCAGTCGAGAAGAGCGACAGCAGATTCACCTGCATTTTTCAATGCAACAAATAAGCAGATAGAACAGCTTATTGATCGATACGATTACCCATACGGCACTACAGGGTACGCTGTTCGTATGCCAATCGAGGACTTTATGTCGCTGACATACGGGGTGGGCAAGGTTAATAAGGCAGACGTCAAGCGTGTTGCCAAAGAATTCTTAGAGGATATGCCAAGTAACGACGGGTCCAGAATGTCAGATTTACAACCTGTGCAAAAAAGAGTTTTCGACACAGAATTAGACTCAGAAGCTTTTGCCGAGGCCCGCAGGCAGAGGGACCGCAGGAGGGCGCGAGGACTTGAGGTATCGGACGAGCAGTTTGCAAGATTCGACCCCGATAAAGTAGATAACCAGAACTACATGGGTGTACCGTCTCTCAAAATAATAAAGGACATAAACATTCGGAAGATCATCGTAGATGGTCACGAGGGGAGACATCGCACTGCGTTGGCGGCAATTGACGGGGCCGACACCATTCCTGTGCAGGTAGAGTACAAAGAATTCTACACTCTATACGATTCAGGAAGACTTTTCGGAACTATACCCCGTGGTCAGGATTTTGATTTCGAGGGGCTTTCTGCAAAGAGAGATGTATTACAGCAGTATGCCGGTGAAGACTTTCCGTCCGTAGATGGCGAGTCATTCACAGCCACAATTCCTAAAGGAGTCCCCATCTTCTATAAATTCAGAGATGAATTAAATAAGCTGATCGGCCCCAAGTCTGACCCATTGTATCCAGATGATGCCGAAGGAACGGCAAAGCTCTCTAAGCGCATGACGCTCGATGAATGGTTGAAGAAATCTGCTATCAAAGAGCCGGTGTACCACGCAACCATTGATTCTTTCCCAGCTCTGAATCCTGACGAGACGCAAGACAAGGCTGTGCATTTCGCCCCTGACATAGAGACTACAGATGGCAGGCTCGAAGAAATTTTCCAGCGTGAAGTCGTGCAGGAGCTGGAAGACGGGAAGGTAATGTTCCCCCGCAGGATCACAGCCAGAATTCAAATGAACAACCCCCTCAGACTGCCATTCGATCTTGGTAACTGGGGAGATGATAACTTGTGGCGCTCTGCACTTGAGGATAACTCCTTCATGTTCACCCAGAGATATGGGAAAGAGCGCATGGCGAATATTATTGAGTCGCGCCCTGACATACAGAAGGTTAAGAAGAAGCTTGCCGAGTATAGGAAAGAATTCCCTAACGAGCCTCTTGATGCGGACACTATTTGGCTAGCCATAGATAGCTCTGGGTTTGATGGAATCATTTACACAAACATGGGTGAGGGATATGGCGCAGATTCCTATCTGGTGTGGAGTCCTAACCAGATATATGTAGAGGAGATCGAACCTCTCGACTACGGTGACTTTGAGTTTGCCTTCCAGTTCGATGACCCCAAAGAAAGCATGACACCCGAAGAACTTGCTGAGGTTTCTACACGGCCAGTTATGGGACTTCAGGGTAGGTTCTTGAGTCAAGAAGATGTCGGGGAGTTAACAAGAGACAAAGATCTGTTTGACGAAAGGAAGCGGCAGTTCTCAGGTATCAAGGGGACTGAAGAGATCAGAGATCCTCAGCGGATGTTCTCTCGCAGAACTCCTGTTATTGCTGAAGACAATCCGTTCGACATAGACATGAATAGGACTACTCTTCCTTTGTATCCAGATCCTGTAGTGGATGAGAACGGCAAGATTACAGGATACCGTCTAATAAACGGAGAGCAGTTCAAACCAAACTCTGTGAAACTCAAAGACGCTGTCGCATATCTTGGCCGCAAGGTATCTGATGTTCTGGGTACAACAGATAAGGTTCCTTACACAGATGACAACGTAGAGCCCCTCGCTAAGATCATGGCGACAGAGGCGGTCAAGGCGCTCGAATCAGACAACAACGCTATTGGCTGGTACGACAAGCAGTTACAAGCCGCAAAGAGAACACTCAGTCTAGTCGAGCCACGTATATTCGAGACAGGCAGAGACGAGACAGCTTTCGATTGGGCGCTTGCTGTGACATCAAACGGGCAGGCAGTGACAGATAACTTTGCTTACGCACTTGAGGCGTTCCGTTTCTACAGAGATAAGGGTAGGTTCCCAGTAAAAGAATGGAAGAAAGGTGGGGACCGAAGGAATCAGATGCAGAGTGCTTTTGTTTTCTTCAATGAGTATCAGAAGCTGTACGAGGATGGTAGTGTTACCAAGCCAATCGATCAGTTCCTTGACTCACAGTTCACAGTGAAACAACTGCAAGCCGTAGTTGATGATATGAACCAGCGATTCAATACCAAGATCAGCGTCCCAGCGGACGAGCTTGTTGACACTGTGGTGTTCGGTTCATACATCGCAGGTCCCAAGATTGGACAAGGTTTCTATCAGAACTTGAGGGGTAACCTCGACCCACTCACGATGGATATCTGGTGGATGCGTATGTGGAACCGCTACGTCAATCGCCCTTTCGCAACAGAGGCAACGCCAGAACAGTTGAGAACACTGCGTGGCAAGATACGGGGCGTCATACAAAACAGTCGTGATGAGGTGATACAGGAAGTAGTGCAGGATGCTTTGCGGGTTACGGGCATACGCAAGTCCGACCTCCGAAACAACAAAACACTCGACCAGTTTATTCCTGCCCTGCGAAAATCATGGGACAGATACTTCAGGAAGTTCCAGAAAGAACAAGACCGCAACCCGATCAAGCCTCAATTATTCAAGGATGTGAAGACCCTCGAAGGCAAGCTCTACGGACAGATACAGGCCACGCCAACAAATGGCACTGAACGCAACTACATGAGGCGTGTAACCAAGAAAGCACAGGGTTTATTGTCCTCAGTGGGGGTGGACATCGAGACTGCTGACTTACAGGCTTTGATGTGGTATCCTGAGAAACGTTTGTTCGAGGCCCTTGGTGTCCGCAAGGGAGCAGGACAAGATACAGACTATGCTCAAGCCGCATACGACCAAGCAAAACAGGAGGGGTATACAGATGAGCAAATCAATGAAGCACTCAGCGATCCAGAAAGAGGATACGTCAGTACTCGCACAGACCCCAGACAAGTTGATGAAAGAACTGATACTGGGACTGGACAAGCAAGACTCTCAAAAAGGTACAGTGCCTCAGACACAGCGAGACGTGTCGCCAACAGTGCAGGGGCTGATGGACAAGTATGGGATGTCTCGCGACAAAGCAGAGGCGTGGACGGAAACAACGTAGTTGCGTCCTACTCAGTAAATAATCTTTTCGCGCCCATGTATCTCATGGGCGACATCTCAACCCCAGTCGTTCACGAATTAGAACAGTCAGTATCCTCAGCGGAATACTTCAGATCAAAGATACAGCAGTCCAAGGATAGCAATCCTTACGGTGCCGCTGTGTATGTGTACCCCGTGATTACAGATCCAGACGATACAGGATATGCAGACATGCGTTTGTTTGTAACAGACGGCGGTAACGCAGGGTTTGCGCTGAAGGGCAATGACATTGTGAGCGTGTTCAACACGAGGGGTGGTGGCCTACGCAGTGTTTCGTATCCACTGGTGCGGCTTGCTATCGAACAGGGCGGCAGAAAGCTGGATGCGTTTGACACGATTCTACCTGAGATTTATTCAGCCAACGGCATGAAGACCGCATCCCGTTTGGTTTGGGACGAGAGACAACGTCCTGAGGGATGGCGTGATAATGACTTCATTGAGTTCAACAAAGGGCAACCAGACGTTGTATTCATGTACTACGAGCCTCCTGCCACAGAGTACAAGCCTGACTCTGGGACGTATGCTTTGGACTATGCAGAAGCACTTGAGATACAAGACAAGGCTGTACGCGGAATCAAAGACAGGGCTCCTGAAAAAAGTGCAGATGCACTTTCTTCTGACGGGCCTAATACAATCAGGTTCTCGAAGAGGTTTTCTTATACTGGTACGCCCAACCCTGCGGGCTTCTCATCATTCGTTGACAAAGTCATAGCGAAGGACGAATCAACAGGTCCCTTCAACGAATTCATGCGTAAGATGTTTGGCGCGGCCAAGGGTGAGACGCTACGAGAAGCGTTTGTACGCAACCATATTAGTAGGTTTAGTCCGGGCTATAAGCTCGATGATATCGTTTACGGAACGAGTTACAACAACCCTGATTCTGTTGGACGAGCAATGGAAATGTCTCAACAGGTTCTGGGCCGTATCTACGCACTCATGGAGTTCGGACCAATCAAGGTGGATGCTGACGGCAATGTCGAGCAAGTGTCCGAAGCAGGCGTCAAGGGGCTCAACGAGATATTCGCGCCACTGCTCGAAGGGCAGACACAGGCGCAAGCAAAAGAGAACGAGCGACAGTTCTATGCCTATGCAATTGCAAGAAGAGAGAAAGCATTGCGGGCTGTTGGGCGAAGAGGCTTCCAAAATTTAAGTGACGCAGAGATCGATAGGGCAATAGCCGCTGGCGACCCAGCGTTCCAAAAAGTATTCAACGACTATCAGAACTTCAACAACTACATGGTTCAGTTCGGCAAAGACTCTGGCTTGTTGAATGATCAAATGGCCGAAGAGTTTGCCAACATGGCTTACGTACCATTCTATCGTTTGCTTGAGACAGCAGAGGGCGACACAGATTTCTCTAACTCCCTCCCACAGAGAGCGGCCAATAGTTTGATGCAGAAGGGAGCGTTTGATCGAGAGCTTGTGGGGAGTAACTTCCAAGTCTCGGGCGACTTACTCAAGAACATCTATCGTAATAACGAGATGATCATATCTGCTGGTCTGCGTAATATCGCAATGCGTAAAACGTCTGAGGCATTAGAGAAGCTACAAGATCCATCTTGGGGAGAGAAAGCTGACCTCACGAAACCGCAAGGCAACGTCATGAAGTTCAGGGTCAATGGTGAGCAAGTCGGATATAAGATTCGGGACGGTGCACTGTGGCATGCACTGTCTGGTTTGACACCCCAACAGAAGGATGCATACATCAAAACGGCAGAGATGTTCGCAAATTTACTGCGAATCGGTGTCACAAATATGCCGGGGTTCATGGTGGCAAACCTTTGGCGTGGAAAAATCGATGCCTACATCAAAGCTGGTGTTCCAATTGGCTTAGGACCTAGGACATTGAGCCGCATGAACCAGTCCATGAAAGACGGCAAAGATGCAATGGCCATCAAACTTCTCACTGGATTCGGTGGGTATTCTTTCGGTGCAGATCCAGCAGACTTTGCTTCGACCGCAAGACGGCTTGGCAGAACTGGGGGCAGGATCATACAGAAGGACACACCTGTCGCGGCTGTCGCCACAGGGTTTAAGAACCTGCTTCAGAAAGTAGAACGATTCGGTGAGTCAACAGAGCTTGAGGTTCGTATCGGTCTGTACCAGAAACTTATTGCTGAGGGTGTGTCTGAAAGAGAGGCCGCATTCCAAGCGATGAACCTGATCAACTACGGTAGGAAAGGAGCCGGTGGTGGTATCACTGGACAACTACTGGTCAACCGACTTATCCCTGCAATCCCGTTCTTGAATGCACGTATCCAAGGTCTGTACCGTTTAGCAGAAGATCCAAGGCTACCAGCAGATGAGCGTCAGGCATATTGGCAAGGGATAATGAATCGCGGACTTCTTGTGATGGCAGTCTCTACTGCGTTGGGTGCACTGGCGATGTCAGATGATCGCTGGGAGGAGGAGTCACTACAGAATAAACTGAACTACGACATTATCTACATCGGTGATTCGGCGATTAAGATACCAAGAGCGTTCGAGCTAGGCGCTATATTCGGAACCTTCCCTGTATTCGCGGTAGATGCAATCAGGCAGGAAGATGGTTCTGATTTTGCTATGGCAGTGGCTCACACATTGTTCAACACGTTTGCCTTCAACCCAATACCGCAGGGCGTGATGCCTGCGTTGGAGGTTGTGACGGGGTATGACTTCTTCAGGATGGCCCCACTAGAGGGCATGGCGCTACAAAGAAAAATGACATCAGACAAGTTCTATTCATCTACTCCGCATGTTTACCGATTCCTGAGCGAAGCTGGATTGGATAAGTTGACACTGAGCCCTCTAGAGATTCAACAGTTACTTGAGGGATACATGGCAGGTCTAGCCACGATCCCAATAGCAATAGCTGAAAGCGTCATGTCTTGGACAGGCGCAGTGCCACAGAAGCCAAATGGCATATTCGGTAATCCATATGTCACAGATTTTGGCAGGGTGCTTGGACTGGCAAGATTCATACAGAAAGATGGGGAGACTTCTAGCCAGTTTGTCAGAGACTTCTATGACCTCAGGCGCGAATCAGATGCTGTGTTCACATCCTATCGTGATGCGGCGGCTACAGGTGATCAGGATCGCATGAACGAGTTACTCGAAGATCGCGGTGTCGCTATGGGATTCCGTAAGACGTTCAATCGTGTAGCAAAACAACTGACTGATATCAACAACGCCATGAATAGAATAGTCGAGAGTCCAACCATGTCGCCCACACAAAAGACACAGCAACTCAGGCAACTCAGGATACAAAAGAATAAACTAGCAAGACGCATTGTTGAGCTGGCTGAGAAACAAGGTATATAAAAAAGCCCCCATAAAGGGGGCAATGTCCAACAGGAGTAAGCAGATAGTACTATATAAAAAAGTTCATGTGAACTTTTTCTCTATAGCGAGTAGGCGGTCAATCTCGGCTTGAGCATAGAACAATATCTTCCTTGCGTCCCGAAGCATCTCGCTGTGCTCAACCTCTCCATACCTGTAGCAGGCACGAAATATCTCTCCTATCTGAGCATTCATGTTTTTGTGTGAGATCAAGTCCTGTATCTGAGCCGCCCCATCAGGCAACTCATAGTAGCTAGCGGTACTGCCATCAGAACGTAACTTTGTCTGCATCAACATCCTCCTTGGATAGAGGGATACACCCCGCAACAAGCGGGGTATCGTCCGACATAATCTGCTTTGCTTCTTGTAAACAGGATTCAATCTCATCATGGTGCACCACCTCTTGGACCTCCGCAACGGGAGTCCCGTTAGCGAACACCAAAAGAACGTATACCCACATTGGACTCACCATTCATTTTTTTCTTGACCCAGTCTTCAATATCAACGTACTTCCAGTAAATCTTTCGGTCACTGATCTTGAACGACTTGGGGAACGTATCATCATTGTTGATACGATGAGTAAGTGTTGACCTTGCAATGCCAAGGTATTTACAAACTTGCTTAGGACTAAGCACAGGCTCATTCCCAATCCGTTTGATATCTCCTATCTCTTCAACCATCGGTTAAAATCCTCTCTTAAATCTATAAACGCTGATCGCGCCTGTGCATTCTTTTTAAGCTCTGATCTTGAGGTAATACCAAGTGCATCTCTCAGTACAGCAACGGTATTTTCCTCTGTTGTATCGAGGTCAGTTCCAAGGAGCACAAACTCTTGAAACTTTTCCTGTCTGCACAAAGCACCGCAGGATGCCATCAGCCTGCTTATATCTTTTGCTGAAGTATCTTGTGCTATCTCATCATCGTCACTAAGCCTGACCATAGCAACCATATAACGTGACCCAACCCAATCTGTCATCAGATCAGCGGGCACCTCATCTGGATGCACGGCCATCTTGAGCACTGTCCCATCAGAGGACTGATTAAGAGATATTTTCACACCCTCAAAGTGCATCGCTTCAATCGACATGGTACACGCGCCTTTCGTCCGCGACCTTCTGAGCATGTCTCATACGGTCAGCCATTCGCGCCTTGTTTGGATGCATACACTCAGAAGTTTCGACCACATCGACATCACCAATTGAGTAGCCCATATTGGACAAACTTTTTTGATTTTTCCGAATAAGGTCTTCAGCCTTCTGCCCCGCTTCAGCTTCTGAATCAGCATGGAGATACACCGTCTTGGTAAAATCCATGTTGAGTGTTACGGCATAAGATGTCATCCCTGCTTATCCTCTGCGCTAGACCCGTGAACCATACGCTTCAAATTCTCCATCGCGTATTTGATGAAATGCTGGGAGCCTTCATCACCCATTGACAAAGCCTCAGCATCCTTATTGGCCCGAATCAAACCGGCTATCTCTGCGCGACTCAGTGCGCTCATTAGCTCTCGCACGGTTGTGAAATTGCTATCCTCAAGAACAGACACACCATTTACTTGGACTGTTACATTTCCTGAGTGATTACCATTCTTATGCACACGATAAGTCAGTTCTGTATCACCGTGCTTCTCTTGGATTGTGAATCCTGTCATTGTTCAAACTCCTTAAAAAGTTTCGTTGCATGTTCTATTGGATCAACACCTTGCATGGCCCACCATAATCTTTCATCACCAAAGTTATGCAGTTCCATGTGATGAGCATGGCAAAGCGGGACACACCAGTTGTCCCCCACCTTCATACCCATCGCGTTAGGTTCTGCGTAGGTAACGTGGTGAGCCTCTGAGGCAAAGCCGCACACAAGGCACGGCTTACCATGCAAGCTCTTGATGTATTTCTTAGAACGGAATCTCATCGCCTGTAGGCTCAGGTTGAGGTTTAGATTCAGCGGTTCTCTTTTGTTCTGCTTTCATGGAGATGAAGGTTCCTTTGTTACCTTCTTTCCTCCAGCCAGCAAGTGCGATGATGGGCATGTCAACACCCTTGTTTCGCTGAGCAAGAATCGAATCCACTGTCTCCTTGTCTAGCTCCACATCACCCGTGTAATCAGGTGATGAGTCCTTGGTCTTCTCTCTATTCACATAGAGAGCACCACTGGGTTTTTTTACCCCGTTCCTATCGATATACGCCATCAGTGCAAACTCCTATTACGTTGCTCTTGTGTTAATCCAAAACGCTTTCTCAGGACTTCAACCTCTTTGTTTGTCAAAGAGTCCAAGACATCCTGAGTCGATTGAGAAAGCCCCTCAATGGGAGCGCTCTCTATCTCCTTGAACACATCCCTGAGGAACCTGTCACTAAATCTTTCGGCCTCTTCGGGGGTGAGATCATCAAAGAAATTTGGGTCAGGCTTTTCTACAGCCATTACTTCTTCTCCTTAAGCTTCTTTGCTTTATCCATAAACGCATCGTAGACACGCTTGTGTTCTTCTGGGGCATACTGCTCCAGATGCTCAATTGACTGCTGGTTCATACTCCAGAATTGACGCAAGGAATTAATGTCTCTTTTATCCATAAACTTGATCAGGACTTCAGCGACAGTTTTCCATGTGCCATCCGTGATAACTTCAGACTCGCCATCAGGCGCAACTATCTGTCGATTCGGACTTGGAGCAACGGGCTGTTCTTCAACCTTTTTAGCAGGCTTGCTAGCAGGCTTGCTTTCTGTATCAGGTGATGAATCAGGATGATGATCATGCCCGTGATAGATATACATACCCAGACCCATGTACGCCAACACCTTCACAAGACAACGCTGATATGCTGTGTTGATCTGGAAGGCATTGGGGTTTTGGATTGGCTTGTTACTGTAGTTGATGACAGGGAACACCTCTGTCACGTCCTCATCAGCACCAATAAACACACGAACAGAAATCAGTGCAGTGCCGTCCTCAAGATATTGGACAGGGCCTTTTTCAAACCGAGCCTGAGGATAATTCTCCTTCAGTGTTTGCCAAGCCCATGACCAAGACAGGTATGTAAAACCATTCTTCTCCTCAGTGTGACCATCACAGTCAATTGCACTAAGAGTTTCCCAAACAGTTTTTTTACTTGGCATAAACTGTTCCTTGGAAAAGTTGATTGTGCAATCTTCTCCCAATGCCAGTCGGGGATGTATCACTCAGGATTACTGTTTCTGGATGAATCCAATCCTTGTAAGTGATGAGTTCACCTCTAGCCAATAAATTTTTGATAGCTTGACTCTTGGTCAACCCACGATTCTGCACAACACTTGCAACCATTCTCGCGTTCTTGACGCGAACATCTTGCCGCTTCTTGACCTGCTCTACATCGACACGTCTTGTGTACTTTCTTTTTGGCTTGGGAATACTAAGTGCCCCAGTCTTCACGTCCATTTTCTTCAGCAGATTCTCAAGGACTGCTTTGTGGTATGCGTGAAGCGTGAGCTTCTCATCGATGTTATCCAACTCCTGTTGGATTATGTTTACTGCGTCAGACATTATTACTCTCCTCAAATTGACTACAGAACTGAGCAACACCGCAGAAGTTTTCACAACAACGTGTCAACTCTGACGGGCGCTCTTCAAGATAAAGTGCAGATGCACCTTTTTGCTCTTTCATGTAAAGCTCAGCTAGCTTTGGATCATCAAAGAGTTTGACCGCAGACTTGCGGCCCTTCTTCATGACAGCCCACTTGGCAGGCTTGGCCCACCGCTCTTCATCAGAGCACAGAGGTATGTCATTTATGAAGTCTGTTTGCGTGTTCTTATGCAGGAACACACGGTTAGCAATGTACTCAGACTGCTCTTCAAAATCCCAGAGCGGTACATCGATAACTTGAATATTGGCATTCGGATAGTCTTTCTCTCTCTGTGATTTTCTGCGATTGAAATCACGAATGATTGCGATTATCTGTAATTTCTTGACAGGTAACTGTTTGGTTCTGGTTACAAGCCATGCATAACAGTTCAGTTGCTTCTCCCAATCAGGCTTATCATTCATGACAGCCCAAGCTGTACAGACCTTATAGTCCATGATCGACACAGAGCCGTCAGCTTCGTACTTCTGTACGTCAATCGCTCCAGACACCACCCAGTCGAATACATTCTGATACAGGCGCTCTTCGTAGACCTCATTGGGTTTTTCGTCAGTATCTTCTAACATCTGATGGACGGCAGTCCCGACCATGCTGAAAGTCATGTCGGTAATATCGCGTTGCATCTGGTCTTCATGACGCTGTTTGAGGATATTAATGCGAGGAGAATCGATCAGTGTTGTGACACTGATATCTGCATTGCCTTTTGAATACTTGTTATTCTGAGCAACACGGATAAACTGCTCAGGAACATTGTGAACATTAGTAATTATCATCCCGCCTCCCGATAGGACTATGAGCTGTCAATAGTAACAGGTATTGAAACTAATGCAACCTAAAGATACAAAAGAAACAGACGTACTTATAACGATACTAGGGGAGCCTGCGAGTAAATCAAATTCACGTAGAATGGTATTGATAAGGGGTAAACCTCGATTGATCAAATCGAAAAAAGCTCTGGACTACTGCAAGGGATTCGCAGATCAATGTCCGGTTCTGGACACCCTTATTGAGAGTGATGTTGCGGTGACGCTCGACATATATTACGCTTCTCGCAGGCCTGATCTGGATGAGTCAGTCATTCTGGATGAGCTACAGGGGAGGGTGTACAAGAACGACAGGCAAGTAAAGGAGAAGCATGTCTTCTGGCATCTCGACAGAGATAATCCACGATCCGATATCCGCGTTAAAGTTATGGAGGGCGGTGATTAGTCAGGCTTTCACTGACGCATCGAGTGACAAGAGACATAATCGGGTTGCAGTGGCAACGTGGCTTCTTTGCAAAGATTTTGAGACGGTCTGTGACCTTGCGTCCCTGAACCATCGAGTTATTAAAAAAGTATTGGCAACAATCCTTGCTGAAACACCTGATAGGGGGCAGGTGATCTGTAAAAAATTAATTACAACAATAGAAAACTTGTAACACGGGAGGTTACATGAGCGACAATCTAGCTCTGAAGGAGTATGCAGACCACTTGCCTATTGGCGATCACAAGAAAGCCTGTCCACTCTGTTCACACACACGCAAGAAAAACAAGAACGATCTCTGTCTTTCACTCAAGGTCATGCCTGACCGCATGGTATTCAATTGTTTCCATTGTCAAGAAAGTGGAGTCATTCAGTTTCGCGGGAGAGAAAAAGTGCAAGTGCACCAAATTGACCAACACAGAACACAAAAGTTAAACATACAACCGTTATCAGAAGAAGCTCTTAAGTGGTTGGAAAGTAGAGGGATATCAAAACAAGTAGCAAAGGACGCCAATCTTTTTTCCAGCGACCACTGGATCAACTCAGAGAATAGTAGAGTTCCTTGCATCGGATTCCCTTATGAGAGAGGGAGCATTACGGCAGGGGCCAAGATGCGCTCACTGGGTAGCAAAGGATTCTCATGCACGTCTGCATTGCAGTGGTTCTTCAATATCAATTCGATAGGGGACGGAGATTATTTTGTTATCTGCGAGGGTGAGATAGACGCCCTGTCGTTTGTGCAAGCGGGAATCAAGTCAGCGGTCAGTGTTCCGAATGGCGCTGTCGGGAAGGTCAAGACTGGCGCCATCAATCCAGAGGATGACAGGACCTTCAACTTCCTATGGGATGCAAAGGAGAAGCTGGACAACTCACGTAAGATAATCATAGCGACAGACGGGGACACCGCTGGTGATGCTATGGCAGAGGAGCTGGCAAGAAGAATTGGAAGAGATAGATGCTGGCGTATCGTTTACCCAGATGGATACAAGGATGCCAATGAAGTCCTTCTTGATTGTGGCGAGGAATCCCTTGTTGATCTGGTTGAGTCTGCTGAGCCTTGGCCAATCAAAGGTATATACGATGCATCGTTTTATTCTACTGAGGTTCAAGACATTTACTCTCACGGGCTTGGATCTGGACTATCTACTGGGTATCAGAATCTGGATGACATATACACGGTAGCATCTGGACAACTTACTGTGGTCACAGGTATCCCCAGCTCTGGCAAGTCAGAGTTCATAGATCAATTGATGATGAATCAGGCCAGACAGTTTGATAGCAAGTTCGCAGTGTGTTCTTTCGAGAACGAACCAAGACTGCACATTGCTAAGCTGGCTTCTAAATACATCCGTAAACCATTCTTCGATGGCATGAATGATCGAATGACGCAGGATGAGCTGGATGAGTCTATAAAGTTCGTAAACAAGCACTTCACATTCCTGTCGCACAATGATGGGAACCTCGTAGATCTGGATGACTTACTGGAAAGATTGAAGGTAGCAGTGATGCGGTTCGGGATCACGGGCGTGGTGATCGATCCATATAACTACATAAAGAAAGATACAGATAGAGAGACAGATTGGATCAGCGAGATGCTGACTAAGGTGAGGATGTTCGGACAGCACTACGACTGCCACATCTGGTTTGTCGCGCATCCGACAAAGATGCAGAGAGAGAATGGCAAAACGCCAGTCCCGAAAGGATACGACATCTCAGGAAGTGCCGCATGGTTTGCCAAGGCAGACTGTGGCATCACAGTGCATAGGGAGTTTCAGTCTCCCAACACAGAGGTACATGTCTGGAAGTGCAGGTTTGCTTGGATAGGAAGGCAGGGCATCTGTGATCTGATCTACGATCCTGTCAGCACCTGTTACCGTGAGCATGGATTTGCAGACAGGTATATCAGCACAGAGAAAGCCGGTCCATCAGACTTCCCTGCCCCATTCTAAAAAGTGCATGTGAACTTTTATGTGGGGAGCTAGACAAGATCCAATGGATGCTTTAGATGATGCTAAGGCGATGATGTTAAGGGAATTCACTGGAGAGATACACATCACTCGAACCCATCAAGGGTACAGAGCAGTCCATCCAGACCAAAAACATTACGGCACTGTGATGGCTGTCCTTCAGCGCGACATGTTGCAGTCTGATCTGATTTGACTTTTCTCAAGGCAAAAAAAAAGGCGCTCCAGTCGGGAAACCGGAGCGCCTAGCTATTCGATAGATTCACTGTACTATAAGCCGCAGTCTCATCGTGTGGGATTGCAGTCCCAAGACCACGGTGCGCGACACAATTTTAGATCTTCCCAAGCCTGTGAAATACTCAAGGGGTCAGGCAAGGTCAGACATCTATCGCCTTCGGCACGTAGCTACCGTGCACTTGGAGGTAGTCGCGCCCCCATTAAAGCGCAAGCTGATCGAGCACAGCACTCTTGAGTCTTCTCTCATAAAGACTCTTGGCCTGACGGATCGTGATTCCTGTCCCCTCGATAGGAACCTCATAACCATCCTCATCCTCTGTGCATACTGAGTCATTGATAACATGATAATAGTGGATGTGTACAGGTATCTTCTTCCGCACCTTTTCAATGTCCCTTTCGAGTTCATTGATAATCGCGTGATACTCTGTAGAACTCCAGTTCTCTTCTCGCGCCCTAGTGCTTGCTATACGCATCTGATCTTTGAGATGGTTAGCCCAAGCCAAAGGAGCCCGACCGAATCCAGAAAACTTGTGGATCGTGCACTCATCCAGACCGTGAGGCTTGGAGGGAATGAGCCTGCCATCAACATTGAAGATGGTCTCTTTGCTGACAGTCACGGTAGCAAGTCGACTACCCACACGATGTGGCCAAAGGTGAGAGATATATGCTGTAAACCGCTTGTAGTCCGAAGATGACATGACTCTTGGTACGTCATCTTCGAGAGCGCGATTCCCGAATGACTGAACCTCGACAGACATTCTGTCTACCCAGTGCGGAGTGTCCCGATTGAACTCTCTCCATGCGCTATTGTGAACAGACTCTTTTATCTCCGCCAGACGATCATTCCAATTGTAAGACGCAGGCGCCCTCTCACTGACACGTATGTCCTGAATGGTTGCCGCATAGCTCTGGATCGTCCTGACACAGTCAAGCCATGTCTTGCGTCCCAGCCTTTTGGCTGAGACCAGCATATAATCGCTAGCCTCCCATTGCCGAATGACATTCTTGATCGCTGTGCAGAACTCGACCTCATCATCTGATTTACGGAGCATCTCCAACCAGTCAGCATTCTGATCCCTGTCAAACACGATCCACTTGATCAGGTTCGGAGGGATCCCCAGATATTTGGCCCTGACTTGAATCATCTCATTCAACATCGGAACCATGTTCCTCTTTGTGAAATTGTCTTGCATAATCGTTTCCTCATGTTGGTTTGTTACGGCCAGTCAGACCGAGCATGTGCCCCGCAGGGCACATGGGCAGGTGACTAAGCATTGTTTGCCTGAGTCCGGTTTTCTTCTTTCCTTCTTTGGAATTCTTTCTTGGCGAACTCTCTTGCGGCATAGATACCCTCATCAGCATTCAGACCATCAGCTAGCTTTTCAGCTATCTTGGTCAGCTTGAGCCGTATGTCCAGCTCTTGCCTCGCAGTTCGGAAATCGAACTCGTCTGTGTATACGATGCCTAAGATTCTTCTGACAGCGGCTTCATGTGCTTCCGCTTTCACGCCAAGGAATTCCTTCGGAGGGATCCCCATTCTGGTTAGCATGTCATTCATGTTCATGATTTGTCTCCACTTTCACAACTTCGAAATCATCAGATACGTGGTTGAATACGAACCACTGAAGGCAGTCCTCGACTGTGTAACAGTACAGCTTGGTCTGTTCATCATCGTTACAGTGGAGCACAGCATGTGCCTTGCTTGGGCCAGCTCCCGCTTGATAGAAATCATCCTCGATGTCCCTGTAGGTTTCTACCTCATAGACATCGGCACGGATGATAGTTAGTCCTCTTGGTGTGCTCATAGTATTTCTCCTCTTATGTTCACAACGGTCTAGTGAGACCGATCCAGTGCCCGATACACAGACACTGGGGCAGGTCACTAGAACTTCCATTTATCCTCATCATCAGAAAGCCAGAAGGCCACAAGGCCAACTGCGTAGACAAGGCAAATCAAAGCAACGGATGCAAAGCTGGTGTATTCAGTCATCTCGATGTACTCCAAGGATTAGTGGATTTATCCCTCATCTTTTTGAGGAACTCCTCACTGTAGGCGCTCTTGCGGTCTGCAACCATGCCTGACTCCTTCAGGTAATTGATAGCGTTAGTCAGCTCTTCAATATCCTGATGCATCTCAGCCACGGTGTCAGGGTCAGAGATCAAGTGAGTAACCTTGTAGGTCAGGTCATCTACGTGAGACACGCAGTTATCTACCAGTACTCGAATGGCGCTCTGGATAGCGCCCTCATGAAGTTCGGTCATATCATTCTCCAAAAAAGTTCATATGCACTTTTTGACATGGTCAGCTTACGCTGACCACATCTCCGAATGGTGCGGCTGTACCGCCAGTGGATACCCATAGCACCGGATAGTCAGGTGCCTGTGGGAAATCACCTACGTACAGGTCTGTGAAGTACACCATAGAATCGACAGGCAGGTTTTGCTCATCAATGTAATTGAAGGCAGGTGTGACCCGTGTGCCGCCACGGCCCTTGGCATTGAGTGACTCGATCACCTCACCCTCATAGTACGTAGTCACAGACTGTACCTGAGTGTCGCAGGTGATGATCGTCACAGACGTTGGGCACATGTCCTCAGAGATCGCATTCAGCTCACTGAGATACATGTTCAGCTCTTCCTGCGAAACAGAACAGGAGGAGTCGATCACAGCCACGATGTTGCCCACACCATTGTGTTCGACACTGGGCATGTAAATGCCACAGGAGGCCAGCATCTTGCGATTGGGCTTCCGCATGGTGTAGTCATCAGGCTGATCACCTCCCACGAACAGACGCAACTTGTCACGCCAGTCAACCTTGTTAGTGGTCAACACATTGACCAGTTCATCAAGGCCAGCGGGTATCTTGCCGATATTCTTGGCAGTGGTAGCGGCCTGCATGACCAGACGATTTGCCTGTGCCTCCATCTCCTCAAGCTCCTCGCCAGTAACAGGCTCACCGTCACTGTTGGTAGGTTGCTTGATATCACCGAACCTCCAGCCCTCGCCCTTAGGACGATCAGCAGTGTTCAGCAGGCGGGGATAGATTGCCTCAGCCGACATGCCTTTGTACTGCGGATCGAACAAACCCTCAGGCGGCATCTCCAAATCGCTGTCGATACAGATCTGGTTGATGGCATAGTCAGTCGCCATGTTCCAGACCTCATGGTCACGTCCATCACACCGCATCGGATGCTTGAGTGCCACATGCATGATCTCATGCACAACCACGAACAGCACCTGCTCGAAAGGGAGCCGCATGACAAAGTCAGGATTGTAGTCCACTGTCCTGCCATCGGTGCACATCGTAGGGATTGATGAGTCCTCAATGAACTGCATACCCATAGCGATGGCGCCAAAGAATGGATGCTTGATCATCAAGCGGGTCTTGACCCGCGAGATGACGAACTGGGCATCCTGATTGAGTGCCTGAATCATGATGCTTTCTCCTCGAGTACCAGAAGCTTCGCGTCACCAGTAAGCCAGTCACGCACCTCTTTGACATCGTGAGCCCACTTGCGGATCTCAGCCTTGCCATTGAGATTGACCACGGTCTTCATGGCGAACGCACTGTACTCCTGCGCTGGGATACGGTTGATGAACCGAACCAGATTGGCAGACGTGGACTTCTTGACCCGATAGGCAAGGGATGCACACAGGGCATATGCCATTGCAGGCTCAGAAGGGATCTCAGCATTGTCTGGATCAGTGAACGGGGCATCGATGTCAGGCATCGCATCACACATTTGCAGGTGCACCTCGAACATGGCCGTAGTGCCCTCACCCAGAGTCCCGCACAAAGCGATGTGCTGGGCCATTGGGCTCAGCTTCCAAGACAGGATCTGGTGAGCCTTCTCCCAAGAGCGAGGGGATGGACATGCATTCACGTCCTTGTCGAACTTGGACAGGTGCTCAGGCTGGAAGCGCAGGAAGCTTAGGATGCGATTGTCGATACCATTGGTTGCCATGTACTGGAGCGCATCATCAAGGTCAGGCACGATGGTGATGTGCAACAGACGATCCTTGAGGTGAGAAGGCATGGCGTTGGTACCAGCACGATGGTGCATCTGGTTGCCAGCACAGACCACAGTCCAGCCGTCAGGCAGAACGTGCTCACCGATACGGCGCTCATTGACTAGTTGACCAATGATGTTCTGGTTGGCCACAGGAGCCTGTGGCAGTTCATCCACGAACAAGATACCGACACCCTCAGTGGGCAGATACTGTGGACGCAGACGGATCATACGATCACCCTGAGCCCAAGGCAGACCGCCCAGCTCACCAGCGTCATACTGGTTGGCACGGAAGTCCATGAAGCTGATCCCCATGTCCTGTGCCAAAGCCTCGACAGATGCTGTCTTACCAGCACCAGCCACACCCCAAAGCATCGGGGTCACGTACTGGCTTGAACGGCCAGTCAATTGCTGATTTGCCAGAACACTGGCGCGAACGATTTCCACAGCAGTGGATAGGTTTGTAGTTTGGTTCATTGTTACTCTCCCATTGGAAAAAAAAGTGCACATGCACTTTTCCGGTCAGTCAGACCGATCATGCACACCACAGGGATGTGCATGGGCAGGTGACTGGATTAGTCATCAAGGGTATCGAGCATCGCGTCAACATCATCAGCGACAGCGTCACCCCTTGCCTTTGCCGCCTCCTCAGCGGCCTTGTCCTCCTGCATCTCGCGGACTACCTCAAGCAGGCGATTGTACTCAGCCTCATCGAGCTTGAGGATTTGCTCAGCCAGCTTGTGGACCTTGTCCGCTTCAGGCTTGAACTTGTCAACCAGCTTGCCTTGTGAGGTGATACCAGCGGCATCCAGAGTCAGGGCGACAGACACAGAGTCTGTGCACTCCATCAACTCAGGCATGACAGGCAGAAGCTTCTGCACGTTCTCTGAGTAACGCTTGACGTTGGAACCGGAGACACCGGCATCCTCAAGCTGTTGACGCAGAGCCTCCATGACCTTGACAGGAAGACCTTTCTTCTTGCCACGGCTGACCAGCTTGACGCCAGACACAGCGATGTCAGCAATGATGTGCTGGTAGGCAGTCATGACCGCCTCCTGCCGCTCATTTGAAAGATCAGCCGCCTTGGCCTTGAGGCCTTGCTCCGCAGAGATAGCCTGTGCAATTTCAGTAGCTGAAGCGAGAGTGAATTGTACTTTTGAGTTTGCCATGGGAAATCCCTCCATATTGGCTTGGTTTGAAAACGGTCAGTGTGACCGATACAGCGCACCACTGGGATGCGCTGAGGCAGGACACTGATTAGGCTATGACTCCCAGACCATCGCACTCTAGCGCCACGAATGTGAACGCCTTTGCGTCCGACAGTGTCGGGAAGATGCAGTACTCTGAGTAGGATGATCTCCAACCTTCTTGGTCAGACCCGTAAACGCCCGCCTTGTAGATTTCAAGACGGCCATTCGATGCGTCCCAGTCATGGTTGATGACCTCATAGATTCCTGAATCAATACGCTTGAGTTTGAGTGTTTTCATGATTGTCTCCTCAGGAGTAGTCAGGTGTGACGATCTGTTCAGCCACAAGCGCCTTGATCACAGCGCTTTGAAGCTCATGACGAACCTTGTGGGCACTGGCAGAGACACGCTTACGGCCATAGCCATTTGGGTTCTTGATAGTTGCTCCCCCCAGTTTGAAAGCGTGTTGGAAGTCCATCATCCCGTACTTAGCCTTTGGCTGAAAGCCATCATCAAAGGTGCCTGCAACCTGATAGGTGCGGCGATTGGGAAGAGTGACAACCGCATGGAAAGAAGTGAATCCTTCAAACGGCTTGAGCTCAGTGATGGTGGTTGATGCATAATCAGTCATGATAGTTTCCTCTGTGTTTCGCGGATACTGCCGCACATCAGTGACGCTGGTAGCGCCAGACACAAAGAGGCAGGCATTCCAACCCGCCTCGACACGAAAACCCCGAACCAACTTGCAAGCGCTCAGGGTAGTTCCAACATTGACGAATGACTCAGTACAGGGCACTGCTGGTCTCACTTGGTCAGGGTCACCCCCCAACGCATCCGATTCACACGATCTGCTTGCCAGCTTGGCACAGGCACCGCCTGTCACCGTCTCCCATCTCTCGCAGTTCCTGCGGGCGACAATCACACCGAAATGGGTAGCGTGATCGCTTGTAGCCGTTCTGCGTCAGGTCTGGTATGACCGATGGTCTGCCAGCTCACCGACTCGCCTGAAATGGCGTGGGCCTGTGTGGGAGTCCGTGATGTCCACTGAGTGGAGGCATCAGGGCTTGGCCATGGCCAGCATAGGATCGCTCCACTAAGCTGGTTGGTCAGTCAACATAGGATCGCTCCACTAAGCTGAATGACCGGCCCTCTCCGGCCCAAGGTGCGAATCCCAGATCGGGTAGAGCACCTTTCGATTTGCCAATTGAACCACAGGTAAAAACAGATAACAACACCTATCGGCAAAAAAAAGTAAAAAAAGTTCATACGCCCAGAAAGTACACTGGTTGCAGGGATCAAAAAAGTTCACATGCACTTTTTCAGCGCCCGAAACATTACCGCTGAGTAGAAGGGGATACAGTGGAAAGACTACAGGTGATCGCAGGCCAATCAATCAAGGGAGGCCTTACAGCCAAGCAGGATGCATTCGCTCAGGGCGTGGCAAACGGACAGACACTCAGCGAGGCATACAGGGCATCGTACAGTGCTGAAGGCATGAAGGACTCCAGCGTGTGGACAGAGGCCAGTAAGCTGATGGATAACCCCAAGGTCTCCCAGAGGGTGTTATCGATTCAGAAGGCTCAGGAAGACAGGACACTGCATGATCAGGCTCGTTTGAAGAGATTGGTGCTGGAACGGCTCCATGCTGAGGCCATGCAGGCTGAGTCTGACAGTGCGCGGATCAGGGCTCTCGAACTGCTTGGTAAATCGATCGCCATGTTCACTGATCGGGTGGAGCAGGACGACACCAGCCGGAGTGCCGGAGAGATCGAGACAGAGCTCCAGAAGAAACTGGCTGACCTAGCACAGCGCTACGGGGGTACTGGTTCGTGATCTGGCTATCTGGCTGACCCCACCCACGGGGCACCCCCCTGCGCGGTCGTGGTGCACTGGCCGTACTACACACACTATTCCACACACCCAATCACAACACTTTCATAAACCCCTTTTTTGCTATGGTTTATCGGATACTCTGCCTGAAGTAAGGGGTAGGGTACCCCCATAAAGAAAAAGCCCCGTAGAGAGCCTTAGAATCGCTCTGAAGGGGCTTTGTGAATTGCGCCAAGGAACCATAAGCGCGGATCATTCTATTTATTAGCTAATCACAGGTCCTTTGTCATCATTTCTAGCTGACGTTTATGGACTTCCCTCAGGATACCAGAGTTAGCTATGTGATTTTCTGCTCTTGACAGTTGTGAACACTCGATAGCACGTCCCATAAGTTTGAAGAAACGAACAAAACTCCTCATTTCTTCTCCCCAGAGTACTTCTCTAGCTGATCAACCAACTGTGTTAGTGCATTTTCCCACTGATTTAGCGCCCATACAGTGTTCGTGCGGGCAACATTGAAAGATTTTGATACGAATTGCTTGAACTGCTCCATGTTCATCTCCTTTGTGCGGTGCAACATAGAGCAATCTTAGCATACTACTTTGTGCTTAGTTTATCGACTTCCCACCGAAGGAGAATTACGCGCCTCTCAAGTGAAGCAATCTTCTTGTACTTACGATCTAGGGACTTCTGAAGGAGGTTTAGCCACGCAAGCTTAACCTTGTATACAAATGAGTTCATAATAAATATCCTGTTGCCTAAGGTATACCTTAGTGGTTTTATTATAGGAAGGTTTACCTTACTCTAGGTAAACCTAGAGGGTAATTGTACCAGTGAAATTTTGTACTCGCAACGGAGGATAGAATGATTAGGGCATACGCTGTAATTTTATTTGTTTTTGGCGCCACTGCCGGGGTTGGTTACTTCATGTCTGATGAGAGCAGGAACATAGGCTTCACCAACATCTGCGGGGAAGATAAATATTTTTGCACGAAGGATAGGTCATGAAAAAATTAATGAGATTCTTAGACCCGGCTCACAATGCACTTAAGGATTCGCCGCCGGAGTGGAAGTTTCTTGCCTCTATCGTACTAGCCACCTTTTGGTGCTTGGCGTTTGGCATCACAACCGGAGAGCTTTTGTTCATCGGATACAGCATCATAGGGCACTACGCGATCCTCTTCTGCATATTCTTGACTTGGAGCGTATTCCGCCAAACAAGGTGAAATGGGACTTAAACAAGGAGGCGTAGCCAAAAAGTGCATGTGAACCTTTTCTTGTGCTACAATAAAACCGTATTGCGCTCTCCTCCCGATTGTAAGCAAGACATGAGGGGCCCTTCGGGGCCCCTTCCCTACGCAAGGTAATTCATGGCTGATATCATTAAGTTTCCCGGCGAAGAAACATTTCTTGAGCTAGACCCGAAAGAGATGTTAAGAAACGCGATAGACGAATATGATTTTGACAAGGTGATCTTGATAGGCACCGTCACTAAAAAAGATGGCAAGGGAAGAGCACTAGGTTCAGATCTAACGATATGCACTTCCACCAGCGATACAGCAGAGATAGTATTCCAGATTGAGATAGCCAAGAAGGCCCTTCTGGATGGAACAGAGTACTGATCTCACTCAATACAAAGACCTCATACAGAAACTGCCCATCGAGGAACAGCGTGAACTGCTTGAACTCATGGAGAACCTGTCCGAAGCAAAGACCAGAGAGCTATCCAGACTAGACTTCCTAGAGTTTGTTCGTCATGTGTGGCCTGCGTTTATTGCTGGCGCCCATCACAAGACAATGGCTGACGCCTTCGAGAGGGTAGCCAAAGGTGAACTCAAGCGTCTGATCATCAACATGCCACCACGGCACACCAAATCAGAGTTCGCATCCTATCTTTTCCCTGCTTGGTTTCTTGGAAAATACCCTAACAAGAAGATTATCCAGACCGCGCATACAGCAGAACTGGCAGTGGGTTTTGGCCGGAAAGTAAGGAACCTGTTCGAGAACGAAGACTTCAAGCAGATCTTCCCTGATATCACCCTGTCAACGGACTCTAAAGCCGCAGGACGGTGGAACACCTCCAAGGGTGGTGACTATTTTGCGATTGGTGTTGGTGGCGCTGTAACTGGTAAAGGCGCGGACATCCTCATTATTGACGACCCCCACTCAGAGCAAGAAGCCGCTATAGGTGCATACAACCCTGAGGTGTATGACAAGGTGTATGAGTGGTACACGTCCGGTCCAAGACAGCGTCTCCAGCCCGGTGGTGCAATTATTATTGTGATGACTAGATGGTCTGTGAGGGATCTCACGGGTCAGATCATCAAGAAATCTGTTGAGCGTGATGGATCTGATGACTGGGAAGTGATTGAGCTTCCTGCGATCATGCCTTCAGGCAATCCTTTGTGGCCGGAGTTCTGGCCCCTTGATCAATTGTCCGCATTGAAAGCGGAACTACCTGTATCGAAATGGTCTGCTCAGTATCAACAAAACCCCACCAGCGAAGAGGGCGCTTTGATCAAGCGAGAGTGGTGGAGGACATGGGACAGAGATGAGCCGCCGATATGTGACGCGATCATTCAAAGTTGGGATACGGCTTTTCTCAAGACACAGAGATCTGACTACTCCGCATGTACAACGTGGGGTATCTTCCATCACCCCAACGACTCCGGCAAGGAAGTGCCCAATTTGATATTATTAGATAGCTTCAAAGAGAAATATGAGTTCCCAGAACTGAAGCGTGTCGCTCATGAAACATATTGGGCTTGGGAACCTGACCAGATGATCGTTGAGAAAAAGGCGTCTGGAGCACCATTGATCTTTGAGTTAAGAGCTATGGGGATTCCTGTAACGGAGTTCACGCCCTCAAGAGGGCAGGATAAGATTGCCAGAGTCAATGCAGTCAGTGACTTATTTGCATCTGGAGTGATATGGGCCCCTCCTACAAGATGGGCTGATGAGATAATAGAGGAGTGCGCCTCGTTTCCATCGGGTGAGCACGATGACTTAGTTGACTCTATGTCTCAAGCCCTGCTTAGATTTAGGCAAGGTGGATGGATTCGTTCTGAGATGGACGAATGGGAAGAACCACAATACCGATATCGGAAGGCTGAGTTTTACTAATGGCTATTGAAAAACCAATGATCCCATCGAATGTTGTCGAGATTATGTCCGGCAACGAATCTGAAGAGCAGGTTGAGGTCGAAATAATAAACCCTGACGCTGTCTCAATAGAGGACGAAGATGGGGGGATGACCATCGTCTTAGACCCCAGTATGCAAGAAGACATAATTGGTCCAGACCATATGTCAAACATCGCAGAGTTCATGGATGATGCGGATCTAGAAAACCTTGGTTCTGAGTTAGTACATCAGTTTCACAGTGACCGTCAGTCGAGGTCTGACTGGGCGAAGTCCTATGTGAAGGGACTAGACCTGATGGGACTCAAGATCGAGGAAAGGGATCAACCTTGGCCCGGAGCGTGTGGCGTATTTCACCCGCTACTTACAGAGTCAGTAATTCGTTTTCAGGCGCAGGCAATCACAGAAATCTTCCCAGCATCAGGGCCGGTAAGAACGAATATTGTTGGATCATTAGATGCGGACAAAGCAAAGCAGGCTGTCCGTGTCGAGAACGAAATGAACTATCTCACAACAGAGGTGATGACTGAGTACCGTGATGAGTTTGAGCAGATGCTGTTCAAGCTACCCTTGGCAGGCTCTGCCTTCAAAAAAATATACTATGACCCGATGCTCGAGCGTCCTGTAGCAATGTTTGTCCCAGCAGAAGACTTCGTTGTTTCTTATGGCGCGGCTGATTTAGACACAGCCATGCGTTACACACATGTGATGAAGAAGTCAGCGAACGATGTTCTCAAGCTGATGGTGTCTGGTTTCTACAAAGATGTTGATCTCCCTGACCCAGCGCCAGAGATCTCTGACATCGAGGAGAAGTACGATGAGCTTGATGGTGAATCTGCGTACTCGATTGAGGATGATGACAGATACACAATCCTTGAGATCCATACCGATCTTGATCTTCCGGGCGAGTTCGCAGACCCAGATGGAATTGCGAGACCGTATGTTGTCACGATTGATAAATCTTCAAGAACAGTTCTCTCAATCAGGAAGAACTGGTATGAGGACGACAGCAAGAAAAAGAAGCTTCAACACTTTGTACACTATCGCTATCTGCCCGGACTTGGGTTCTACGGGACTGGGCTTATTCATCTTATTGGTGGCTTAGCGAAGTCAGCAACATCCATACTGCGTCAGCTTGTTGATGCGGGAACTTTGGCTAATCTCCCTGCTGGGTTAAAAGCCAGAGGGTTACGCATCAAAGGTGATGACTCTCCTCTGATGCCCGGTGAGTTCAGAGACGTTGATATTCCCGGCGGCGCGATAAGAGATAACATTTATCCGCTCCCATACAAAGAACCTTCTGGTGTTCTGTACAACTTGCTAGGTAATATTGTTGAGGAAGGGAGGCGTGTTGGCTCTGTAGCAGATCTAGACATAGCATCCTCGAACCCCAATGCCCCAGTCGGTACCACCCTCGCGTTGCTTGAGCGGAACATGAAGGTAATGTCTGGTGTACAGGCTCGTATGCATTCCTCCATGCGTAACGAACTGCGTATCCTATCTCGCGTCATTCATGATTATATGCCCGCTGAGTATGACTATGAGTTAAACGGTAAGTTCAACAGGATTGATGATTTTGACGGGCGTGTTGATGTGCTTCCTGTCTCTGATCCAAATGCGGCAACCATGTCTCAAAGAGTCATGCAATATCAGGCGGCATTGCAATTAGCCCAACAAGCTCCACAGATTTACGACTTAGGTCAGTTGCATCGTCAGATGCTTGATGTTCTTGGAATACAGAACGCAGAGAAGATAGTGAAGTTGGATGATGAGATCCAGCCAACAGACCCAGTGACAGAAAATCAACGAATTCTACAACAGGAGTCAGTCAAGGCGTTCGCATATCAAGACCATGAGGCCCACATACAGGTCCACATGGCGATGATGAACGATCCGAAGATTAAAGAGATGGTTGGCCAGAGCCCGTTTGCATCTGCTATTCAGGGCGCTATGATAGAGCACATCACAGAGCACGTAGCGCATCAGTATCGGAAAGAAATCGAGGAACAGTTAGGCGCTCCTCTTCCTGATCCAGATGCACCTATCCCAGAGGATGTTGAGTATGATCTTGCAGGAACAGTCGCTAAAGCCGCATCAAAACTATTACAGAAAGATCAGGCCGAGGCTCAAGCCGCGCAAGCTCAGCAACAAGCGCAAGACCCACTTACGCAGATACAGCAAAGGAAGATTGCCCTCGAAGAGGCAGAGTTTCAACATAAGAGGGAAGTTGACATGGCCAAGCTTGAGCTGGATAAACAGTCCAAGCAAGCTACCGTTGAGACAGAAAGAGAGCGTATCGATTCGCAAGAAAGGCAAGAAGGTGCAAGGCTTGGCGTTAAGATTGCGACTGAAAAAGATAAGCTTGAGCGCAGGGATCAGATCGAGGGCGCAAAATTAGGTGTTGAAATAGCGAAGTCAATTGCAGACAATAAATCCTGAAAAAGTTCATATGCACTTTTTAGGAGGCTAGATGACAGAGCTTGATTACATTCAAGATAAAATCCGAGGATACATGAACGACACCGCAGATCACATGGCGGGCGGTGGCTGTGAAGATCACTCACAGTACAACTACATGTGCGGAATGATCAAAGCATTCGCTACTGTCGAAAGGGACATTATTGACCTCAAGGAAAAAATCGAAAAAGCGTGAATGCGTGTTGATATAATCAGATATTGGTTTACGCCACTATGGCGCAGGCACTACGGGCCTTAATCGTAAGCAAAGGAAACCAAATGCAAGTAAAAGAATTTTCTCTTAGTGAAGAGATAGCCAATTTATTACCCGCTCCAAAGGGATACAAGATTCTTGTAGCCTGCCCAGAAATCGAAGAAACTACAGAAGGCGGTATCATAATCGCTGAAGAGCTTCGTAAAAAAGAGTCCACCGCATCAATCATTGGCATGGTTATAGACATGGGCGATGAGTGTTACACCGATAATGACAAGTTCCCATCAGGGCCGTACTGCCAGCGTGGGGAGTGGATCATATTCAGATCGTACTCAGGTACACGTATCAAGATTAAAGGACAGGAGTTCCGTTTAATTAATGACGACACTGTTGAGGCAACAGTAAACGACCCAAGGAGCGTTGAAAGAGCATGAACGAAGAAAACGAAATTGAAGTAGAGATCGAGGGGGCCGCTGACGAAGTCGAGGTCGAAATCGTTGACGATACTCCAGAGCAGGATCGAAACCGGCCTAGAAGGGCTGAGGGGCAAGAGCCAGAGATTCCTAGTGATGATGAGATAGCTAACTATTCTGATAATGTCCAGAGCAGAATTAAGAAGTTGAAGTTTGAGTATCATGAGGAACGCAGAGCAAAAGAAGAGGCTGAGCGATTCAAGAATCAAGCTGTAGAGGACATGAAGAAACTCTACGAAGAGAATCAAAAGCTGAAGAACACTCTCTCTAAAGGCGAGGGTGCTCTGGTCGGTCAGGCACAACAGCGTATCGAGGCCCAGCTCGAAAAAGCAAAGCAGGCTTACAAAGATGCGTATGAGTCAGGCGATGCTGAAGCTATAACATCAGCTAGTGAGCAAATGGCAGTTCTTGCAAATGAGAAAGTTCGTTATGCAAACTACAAACCAAAAGCTCCTAAACAACAGAAACCAGCACAGCTTGATACAAAACAGTATGAAGCATCACAAACACAACCAGCGCAGATAGACCAAAAGGCTGTAGAATGGTCCGAAAAGAACCCTTGGTTTCTAAAAGATAAGGCAATGACAGGATATGCCTACGGGGTTCATGAGGAATTAATCGATAGAGGTGTCAGCCCAAACACTGACGACTACTATCAAGAAATAGATTCGAGAATGCGTGAAGCATTCCCGTCAAAGTTTGGACAACAAAGGCAACAGGGCTCCGTGGTGTCCCCCGCTACAAGAACAGCGAAATCGTCACGCCAAGTAAAGTTGACCAAGACACAAGTCGATATCGCGAGAAGACTTGGGCTTACGCCAGAAAAATATGCCGCGCAACTTTTGAAGGAAATGCAAGCATGAGCACACGAGCAAGTAGGGAATCTCAGACCCGCGAAAAAACTGAGCGTAAAAAAGCTTGGGCTCCGGCATCCCGAATTCCTACTCCAGATAGTGAGGATGGATATTCGTACCGTTGGGTACGCACATCAATTTTAGGACAGGCTGACAATACCAATGTTTCGGCAAAGTTTCGCGAAGGGTGGGAACCTGTTCGCGCTGAAGATCATCCCGAACTAATGGTGCAGTCAGATATTGATTCTCGCTTCGAGGGGAATGTCGAAGTAGGTGGCCTATTACTGTGTAAAAACAGCAAAGAAAACGTAGAAGCCCGTCAGGAATACTACGCGGAAATGAATCAACGGCAAATAGAGTCTGTGGATAACAACTTTATGAGAGAGAACGATCCAAGGATGCCTCTCTTACGCCCTGAAAAAAGAACGAAAGTAAGTTTTGGAAGTGGCAACTCCTAGCTAATTGGGGTGTCGCTTCTGATAGACATATGTAAGGAGATAGACAAATGTCTGCAACAGCCGCACCCTTCGGGTTACGCCCGATTGGTCGCCTAGACAGTGGGTCACTGGAGGTTTTCCGTCAGTATCCTATTGCTTCTGGGTACGGCACGAATATTGCTATGGGCGATATCGTGCAACTAGTTGATGGCGGGACCGCTACAACTATCGAAAAGCAGTCAGCTACAGGAGATGACTCTACCGAAATCGATATGGTAGGTATTTTCTTGGGCTGTAAGTTTACTGATCCCAACACAAATCAAATGACATTCAGTCAGTTGTGGCCTGCAAGCACCGTTGCTTCAGACGCAATGGCTTATGTCGTTGATGACCCCAATGTGTTGTTTGCGATTCAAGCGGATGCCGCTCCAACAAACACTGGAGATATTTACGGCAAGAACACTTTGCTTGTGCAGACTGCACCAAATACAACCCTGAAGGTATCTCGCGTAGCGTTAGACATCTCAGAGTTGAGCACAGATGCTCAGAACCCAATTCGGGTTATTGACTATCTTGGTGGGGATCAGGGTGATGAGAAAGGAACGACATACCCAATACTGGTTTGTAAGTTCAACTATCATCAGCATTCATCTACCACTGGTTCTGCATAAGGAGATTGAACGATGGCTATTACTCGCGCCCAACTCCTCAAGGAGTTATTACCGGGCCTTAATGCATTGTTTGGTCTTGAGTACGACAAGTATGAAGACGAACATGCAGAGATCTATGAAACAGAAAGTTCAGAGCGTTCTTTCGAGGAAGAAGTTAAGCTCTCAGGCTTCGGTGCCGCACCGGTCAAGCCAGAGGGAAGTGCGATTTCCTACGATAATGCTCAGGAATCTTTCACTGCTCGTTACAACCACGAAACAGTTGCGATGGGTTTCTCCATTACTGAAGAGGCAATGGAAGACAACCTGTATGACGCCCTGTCTGCTCGGTACACAAAAGCACTTGCTCGCGCAATGGCTTACACCAAGCAAACAAAAGCGGCTTCTCTGCTGAACACAGGTTTCGACACATTCCAATCTGGGGATGGCGTAACTCTGTTCAACACAGCGCACCCAACTGTTGCTGGCGGTAACAACCGTAACCGTCTTTCTACAGACTCTGACCTCAATGAGACTTCTCTTGAGCAGGCTGTGATCGACATCGCGGCTTTCACGGATGAGCGTGGTCTTCTGATCGCGGCACGTCCTCGTAAGCTGATTGTTCCACCTGCATTGATGTTCGTTGCAACTCGTTTGCTCGAATCAGAACTGCGTACCGGAACAGCCGACAACGACACAAACGCATTGCGTAACAATGGGTCCATCCCAGAGGGATATCGCGTCAATCACTACTTGACTGACAGCGATGCCTTCTTCTTAGTGACAGACGTTCCTAACGGAATGAAGCACTTTGAGCGTACTCCAATGCAAACGTCTATGGACGGTGATTTTGATACTGGCAATGTTCGCTACAAAGCTCGCGAGCGTTACAGCTTCGGCGTCTCAGACCCACTAGGAATCTTCGGATCGCCCGGTGCGTCTTAATCAGGAATCTTTTCCTGATACAATAAAGGGGAGGCTTCGGCCTCCCTTTTTTTCATCCTGACAAAAGGTGCATGTGCACTTTTTGACACTGGCCAAGACAGGAGATTTTCATGGCTAATACAACTTTTAGTGGAGCAGTCCGCTCCGAAAACGGATTTGTATCTGTAACAAAGAACGCAACCACAGGGGCGTTCACAACAGGTACCACATATTCAGATATCATCACAGGTAGCGTTCAGTCATTGTCTGGCGCTGGCGCAGTCAACATTACTGATCTGATCACAGAGGTGACCACTACCGGAGCAAACGCACTGACGTTAGCTAATGGCGCCACAGGGCAGGTTAAGATCATCACAATGGTCACTGATGGTGGTGATGGAACCCTCACTCCAACAACTCTTGCTGGCGGTACAACCATCACGTTCAATGACGTTGGAGATGGTGTTGTGCTTGTTTACGGTTCAGCAGGCTGGGTGGTTGTAGGAAACAACGGCGCTACGATTGCGTAAGGGGTAGATCATGGCAATGTCTGATACATTTGCAGTTACTCGAACAAGTGACGGCACAATATTTGGGCAGAGATCGCGAGTACGTCAGATCGTTGCCACGACAGCGAGTTCTGGGAGTCCTGCTATTGTCGTCAAAGATGGCGGTGCCAGTGGGACAACCCGGCTCTCTATGGCGTTTACAACATCCGATGTGATCACGGTAAATATCCCTGACAATGGAATATTGTTTGAGACAGATGTATATCTTGATCTAACGGCTTGCGATTCCGTTACATTCTTTCTATCGTAGGAGGTATTGTGGCCACTCCAGAAAGAGTTAAAAGTAAGATGAAGGAGCTTGGGCTTAGCGGTGTGAATAAGCCCAAGAAGACCCCGAGTCATAAAACTAAATCTCATGTGGTCATGGCTAAAGAAGGGGACAAGTATAAGCTTGTCCGCTTCGGTCAACAGGGGGTGAAGGGTGCAGGGAAAAGCCCAAAGACAGCGAAGGATAAGGCGCGTAAGAAATCGTACTATGCACGGCATGATGCTCAAGGAAAGCCAAAAAGCAAACTCAGTGCAAAGTACTGGTCCCACAAAGTTAAGTGGTGATGACTGGCGTTATTGGGCGCAATGAGAATCTGAATGATTAGACTGGCTACAAAAGACGATGCTAAGGCCATTGTGAAGATAGCCTTTTTATTTCACAAACTAAGCCAGTTTGGCGGTGTCACGACATATAACTTCAAAGATGCTTTGATTTACACCCTCAACGGCATCAAAAACAAAAACAAGTTGTGGATGGTGTGCGAGAAAGACTCTGAGGTTATAGGGTTTTTTGTTGCGGGCAAGCATCATCCCCCTTGGAACTCCAATCAAAATCTGTCCAGCGAAGAATTATTTTTTCTGCTTCCAGAGCACAAGTCCCCTCGGATTGCGTTAAACTTTTTTAAGGAGTGGGAAAAATGGTGCGTGAGTCACGGTGTAGTCCAGATGTCATTCACTCCTACATCGTTTGTTGATGACAACCTCAATCGGTGGGATGGGTTTTGCAACCACATCGGGTTTAAAAAAGGTGGCATCTACTACAAAAAGGTCTTGACCAATGAAGTTTAAATCAATATGCCCATCGCTAAGTCCTGACGCACTTGATGACTTGTTCATCAGGACGATGTATTGCTTCGGTGATGATGGCGGCGGTGGCGGCGGTGGCGGCGGTGGCGGCAGTCAAGCCGACAGCTATGGCTATGATGACTATGATGGTGGCCGCTTTGATGATGACGCAGGCTTCGATGACGGTGATACCGGTGACACGGGCGGGTCTGATGACGCAGGATTTGATGACGGTGATACCGGTGATACCGGTGATACCGGCGGGGATGATGATTCTTCTAGAGGTGACAATGAGGATGATGATCCGTTTGTTGGTGACGAGGTAGACCTCACGGATTCAGAGATTGACGATATCGTAGATGACATCATCGATGATTTTGTTGGTGATGAGATAGATTTCAGTGATTCAATCACTGGGGATGAAGCTGAAGAATTTATTGATTCTCTTATCAGTGATGATGTATCAGGCTTAGAACAGGAACTAGGTTCCGAAACTGATATTGATTTCGATGACTTAGAAGAAGAAGATTTTGACCCTGAGTTCGATCTAGGAGATGTTGGAGATACGCTGACGGATTCAGAGATCGAAGAACAACTCGATGATATTGATCAGGGTCTAACTAAAGAGGCAAGAATAGATAACGCAATTGACGCATATAAAAACAACGACTCTTTCTATGGAAATGTGACAATGGACCCGAGCGATCCAGAGGTCATCAACGATCTCAGAGAGGAGCTTGCCGGTAAGACAGTTGCTGAAATAGACGAATTTACTAAAGATATTGGTGGTTTGACTTTGGATGAGCTTGCCGCTGAAGCCCCACCAGAGGTCGAGCCTGAGGTTGAGCCTGAGTTTGAAACCCCACCGAGAGATATAACAGATCCGGGCGCCCTCGATACCGAAGAGTTACTTGCAGAGATAAGGGGCGAAGGTACAGCAGATTTTGGGGATGACTCCCAGACCTACCAAGAAGAAATCCCTGTAGAAGTCAATGTGCCTGAGGTCAACCCTTATATTGGCGATGACGCAGATGATGAGACATTACCGGCGCCTGAGCCGGAGGATATTTTCGTTGGGGACGAAGTGGCTTTCCCGACAGATCCCTATGATGATTACGATGATGTGTTTGGTGAGCCCGGTGGCACAGATCCTTTCGTGGGTGAAGAGATTGCAGTGCCCGAGGAAAATAAAATTTCAACCACGATAGACAATCTCATCAATGCGGCTTTATCTTTACCAACTCCCGGCAGTCTCATATTTGAGGGCCTGTCAAAAGAGTTCCCCAAGATCGCTCAGGCAATCAAAGAGGGCACCTACGATCCTGAGTTTGACTATGGTGATGTAGATGACATCACGCTCGATGAGAGAGTTTCTTATATCAGCCCCGAAACGGGAGAGCTGAACACTAGGAACTTCAACATTGGGGATGACGAAAGAGATCAGCCATATGTGGACACGTATGTAAACGGTAAGTTTACTCGCGTGTATGGACCCATAGAGAACCTGTCAAAACAGTTTGACCCCAGCGAGATACGTGGCGTTGATTTTGATGAGGGTGATGTAACTGACACGATTCCAATTATTGACGAGTTACCCATACCAGAGGAAGCGCCTGAAACAGATTTCAAAGAGCTTACCAGTGGTACGCTTTCTCCAGCAGATGACCCATTTGTAGGTGATGAGATTATGGGGGATGATGACCTTGTACCAGATATAGAAATTCAAGTGCCTGAACCTGAGGACCCATTCGTTGGCGATGAAATAGATTACTCGGACGATTCTGAGGACATCGATGAAGAGGATCCTTTCGTTGGTGATGAAGTGTTTTATCCAGATGAACCAGCTCCAGTCGCGCCTGTAACAGGTGGTGGTGGTGATGACACCTCTACCCCAACAGAAACCACCCCTCCTTTTATAGCCTCACCGTACACGTCATTGTTTGGAGATCCGCTACAGTACAATCCATTCGAGGGCCAAGATCCGTTTGAGTACGATACCCCTACGGTCACCGATCCTTTCAGGCCAGAAGAACTGTTCGGTTCATATACGTTGTCGAACGATGTGGCTCAGGGATTAGCGGATCTGGTAAATGCAGGTTATGCACCTGAATACCTTGAACCAATATCTCAGATGGATGAGGCAAGGAGAGAGCAGGAAGAGATCATGGCATTGATTGGCGCTCAAATGCCTACGGGTACGCCTGTCTCAGATGAAGACTTCCAGTACTTTGAGCTTTCCCCAATCGAGGAAGCGGAGCGTTTAATAGCGGAGTTAAGTAATGATCAATCGTAGCAGTATGTCTAAACAGCTCACTGGCAAGATGGCCAAAGGTGGTAAAGTAAAGAAGAAGGCAAAGAGCAAGGTCAATGAAGCCGGTAACTATACAAAGCCCACACTACGCAAGCGACTCTTTAATGAGATCAAGGCAGGCGGAAAAGGAGGCAAGCCGGGTCAATGGAGCGCAAGAAAAGCTCAGATGCTCGCTCAACGCTATAAAAAAGCAGGCGGAGGTTACCGCGACTAATGGCCAAGAAAGCGTCCCAGAAGTCACTCGACAGTTGGACAAAACAAAAGTGGCGTACCAAGAGTGGCAAGCCATCTACACAAGGCTCGAAAGCTACAGGGGAGCGCTATCTACCGGAGAAAGCTATCAAGGCTCTTTCATCAAAAGAATATGCGGCTACGACTCGCAAGAAACGAGCGGACACCAAAAAGGGCAAACAGTTTTCGTCACAGCCTAAGAAGGTTGCCAAGAAAACAAAAACGTATAGGAAGAAGTAATGGCTGTTGTAACGCCTGATCTGCCAGAGATATTCGAGGAAGCTTATGAGAGAGCAGGACTTGAGATGCGTTCTGGCTACGACCTCAAGACTGCAAGACGATCCTTAAACCTCCTAACCCTTGAATGGCAAAACAGAGGTCTGAACCTGTGGACTATTGAGCCCGGAACTATTAGCCTTTCTTCTGGGACGGCAACCTATACGTTCCCTACCGACACTGTAGACGTAATTGAGATGACATTACGTACAGGATCTGGTACGAATCAAATAGATCAGAATGTGGAGAGAGTGAGTGTATCTACGTATTCTCAACAAACTAATAAGAACACGACAGGACGGCCCGTACAAGCGTTCATTAGACGCTTGGCAACGTCAACAACTGTTACGCTGTGGCCTGTGCCGGATTCAACTGAGTCTTATACTCTTGCGTATTTCCGTTTGCGTGGAATCGAAAGCATTAGCTCGGGCGTTACGGGCACGGCTGACATGCCTCCGCGATTCGTTCCTTGCTTGGTTGCAGGGCTTGCCTACTACGTTGCGATGAAGAGACCAGAGGTAGCTGAAAGAGTTTCTGCCCTCAAGCAGGAATATGAGTTCCAGTTCGAGTTAGCCGCAGGGGAAGATAGGGAAACATCGAGCATACAGTTTGTTCCGTTCAATACTTTTTATGGGGTGGGTGGCTGATGGCCGTTTATGCAAAGGCCAAGAAAGCTTTCGGGTTTTGTGATAAGACTGGGTTCAGGTATCCACTCAGTCAATTAGTAACAGAGATCAGAAATGGCATTCCAACAGGATTCAAAGTTGGTTTCGATGTGGTTGATCCAGATCAGCCACAAAACTTCCTTGGTCGGATTAGGATTAATGACCCTCAAGCTCTACGCGACCCCAGACCAGAGCGGAAAATTGAGCCGGTCACATTCAAGTATCCAGCGCTCGATCAAGAAACATTAGAACCATTCGGTCCACCAGATCCACTACACGTAACGGCGGGCGCTGTTACAATAGTAATATCGTAAAAGTTCACATGCACTTTTTTGGAGAGAAGAAGCAATGATGAAGAAGACCAAAGGTTATGCCAAGGGTGGCATGAAGAAGAAAACAAAAGGTATGGCTAAGGGCGGCAAGCTCAAAATGGTCGATAAAGGCGGTAAGAAAGTTCCGTTCTTCGCGGCTGACGGCAAGGGTAAGATGGCTGGCGGCGGTATGGCCAAAAAGACTAAAGGCTACGCCAAGGGTGGCGCTATGAAGAAAACTAAGGGATACTCCAAGGGTGGAGTTGCTCGCGGTACAGGTGCGGCAACAAAAGGAAAGAAGTTCACTCGGGGTGGCTAATGCCGTATTTAATCTCCAACGTGCCCAGCTTCAAGTGCTGGGTGCGTAAGGAGTTCACCTGTAATCATCAGGATTATCATGGTGAGTTCATTCATGCGTTGGCTTTTGCAGTCAACACAATTCCAGACAGATCTCTGAGCTTCCAAGTCGTTTTCACAGGATGTGAGATCGACTCGGAAGGCGGTGAAAATGTTCACGGAGGAGCAATGTGGGCAAGGATGCCCATCCAAGCTCTTGTCGCTGATATACATTTAGATGAGTGGCCTGACCGAATGGAGGATCATTTGTGTCAGCCGTGGGACTGTGAGTCTAGGAATCACTCAGTCATAGTCATGGATAGGGTTAGCTCTAGTCCGTGGGTCGCCAAAATTAACAGCGAGTTTTATGAGGCTCGATATATGTTCACTGTAGATTACACGGACCACGAGATTGCCGACTCTCCTGATCAACACAAGCAATCGCATGTGCTCTATCTTACTGAAGGCCCTTGGACTGGTAATATCGTTGCACTGCCCAACAATCGAGTTAGAGCAACGTCACCTGCCCTGTGGCGCACAGGCGAGGGCGCACCAGATTTCACGCCTAGTCAATATACCCATTCAGCAGAGGGGCATTCGAGTTATACTGATCCAGACATAACATTTAATAATCTATATCAGGATTCGTGATGAATTACTCAGAGCTGACTCAAGCGATCAAGGATTACACAGAGAACGAAGAAACAACTTTCGTTAACAACATTCCTGTTTTTGTACGTCAGGCAGAAGAGCGCCTGAATCGCTCCGTCATCATCCCTGAGTTAAGGAAGACATCCCAAGGTACATTTACAGCGGGCAATAGATTTCTATCCAAGCCCACTGACTTTCTTGCAGTGGCCTCTATTGCTGTCTTAGATGGGTCAAGCAACTTTAACTATCTTCTACCTAAAGATGTGAACTTCATAAGAGAGGCGTATCCGCTAACAGCGACTCAAGGATTGCCAGAGTACTATGGCCAGTTCAGCGATGGATCCATAGTTGTAGCACCAACGCCCGATACAAGCTACACAGTCCAGTTGGCTTATTACTATGACCCACCATCAATCGTTACGTCTTCTACAAGCTGGTATGGAGATAACGCAGAGACTGCATTACTATATGGCTCATTGATTGAGGCCTACACCTTCATGAAGGGTGAGGCTGACTTGATCAATCTTTATGGGCAACGATACGAGGAGGCGGTCTCGCAGTTAATGGTCCTTGGTGAGGGTCGTCTCAGAAGAGACACTTACAGGAACAACGAGCCACGACCACAGGTCACATGAGCATTTCTGAAACATCCGATACCTTAGTAGGGACGCCTACTATAGTTGCGACATCCAATCGAGGACTCAACCCAGAAGAGTTAGCTGGATTGGCTGTAGAAAAAATTATGCGTATATCAGCAGATGCAGATCCAATCATCAGGATGCAAGCAGAAGCCTTCAAAGAACGATTACGGGCCTTGTTAGTGGGATACTTTAAACAAGCCCAAAAATCAGAGCGAACTACGTTGTATAATCTATTTAAGAGCCAAGGTCATGAAGACATGGCGCAGATTATTAAGAGGCTGTAATGGCAATCACAAACGCAATTTGCAACGTCTTCAAGACTGATATCCTTAAGGGCGTGCATAATTTTAGTTTATCAGGCGGTAACACATATAAGCTTGCACTGTTCACGTCTTCTGCGACATTGAACAAAAGCACAACGGCTTATTCTGCACCTTCGGATGGAACGGCTAATCCAACAAACACACATGAAGTCACATCGACTGGCACAAGCTACAGTACTGGCGGCGGCACTCTGACTAATATCACACCTGTTTTGAGTGGCGATGTTGCTCAGATGGACTTTCAGGACGAAACGTTTTCTACCGTTACTCTCACGGCGAACGGAGCGCTCATTTATAAGAACAGCTCTAATGAAGCCGTTATGGCGGTAGCTTTCGGCGGCGATAAAACAGCCACGTCAGGTGATTTCACAGTCCAGTTCCCAAATCCATCTAGCGCCACAGCAATCATAGAAATCAACTAGGCGTTTGCCGTGGCCTAAGTAAGGAGGCGTTAGCTTGTCTAATGGTTGGGGCAGGGGTACGTGGAGCAGTGATGCGTTCGGTACAAACGATGCCGGCGGCGTAACGACAGGCTGGGGTCGCAGTACTTGGAGTGATGGCCCTTGGGGCAAAACAGTCACCACTGTAGCCCTCACAGGTATTCAATCAGCGAGTTCTGCTGGGTCTGTGACTGTAGCGGCAGAGGCTATTGCCGCTCCCTCAGGCATCCAATCATCAACGTCCGCAGGCTCTGTTTCAGTTGTTGCAGAAGCAACGGCCTCCCCGTCAGGTATACAAGCCACTTCAACAGCGGGTTCTGGAACAGCATCAGCCACCTTCTCAGTCGAGGTAACAGGGGAGACCCTACGTACTAGCAATGCAGATCTTGCTGGTGCGTTCAACGCTGAGTATTTCGTTCCTACGGACTCAGGTAACCCAAATGTCACAGTCATGGCATTTGAAGACAGCACCACTGTTTCTGCTGATGGATCTTCTCTTGGCACAATTAGTTCGGCTGGCGGGACGCTTTCTATCAGTGCGTCCAATTACGAAAACAAACTGATATCTGCCGACAAGCCAATCACACTACAGAGTGCTAATAATGAAACCACTGGTGTGCCTACATCGTGGCAAGGTACTTCGTTTGGTCTTAGAAATACCAGAACAGGCGTCAGGCTACAATTCAGATCCATATCCGGCACCGCAACAGTCGAGATATTTAAAGATGGGTCACTGGTAACCACACTCAGTGTCCCAGACAACACTACAACTACACAAACCTACGCAGACGACACAAGCGATCCTGAATATCAAATCTTTTCAGACCTGCCGATTGTTGGTTTTAAATCCAGCAACGCTAGTTTTGCAGACACCCATCCTCTATTCCCTGCAAGCAGACAACTGTACGGCTTTGCCGCAAGCTCCGCACACATAGTCAAGGTAGAAGACTACGGTTCGTCATCTAGTTATGCAGAGTTTGAGTCAGACGGGACGACCAGTAGCACCACCACCATAAGCACAGTTCGGGGTACAGGCGGCGGCGCACAAGATTACACAGGCCCATCTATCCGAGTTGTAACAGGGGCCGATGTAGCTGGTAACGCAATAGCCGATGGTGACGGTGGAGAAAAGACAAGCTGGATATCCGAAGTATGTTTTGCTCACGAGTTTAGATTAATAGAAGACGCAGAGTTTCTTGCCATCATAGGTACGCCGGGAACGAATGGTCGCAATATCAATGTCTTCGATTCAAGCGGTAACCTAATTGACACCGTTCAGCTTAGTGGTGATACGAGTGGTTCAAATTTTCCGACTAAGTTTCAATTAGTTTCTAACTCTACGACAGAATCTAGCCTCACACCGCTTGCGAAATCCTACGATTTGACCGCTGGTATGCGGATCGTGTCGGAAGTTCCTGTCGGAGTCATTGTCGAAGACGATAGCAGTGACAACGAAGAAAACCTTTTTGGACTGAGATTCTTCAATGGTTTTGTAACTGGTGATGCAGTTGTTTCGGCAACAGGCATTCAGTCAGCTAGCTCAGCGGGGAGTGTGAGTGTAGTAGCTGAGGCCAGCGCTTCCTTGACAGGCATACAATCGACAACTAGCGCCGGAGCCGTGGACGCAGATCCTGACGCAAATGTCACAGGAATCCAAGCTAGCAGTACAGCAGGAAGCGTCTCTTTAGTCGGTGAATCAAATGTATCACCCACTGGCATACAGCGTTCGAGCACAGCGGGTAGCTCTTCTGTTTCAGCCGATGCAAATCCATCTACTACAGGGATACAAGCAAGCTCTTCAGTCGGTACCTGCACTGTAGCGGCAGAGGCCAATACTTCTCCGTCAGGGATACAATCAGGTTCATCAGCAGGATCTGTTTCCACCGAGGGAGAGGCAAACGTAACTCCTACAGGTATACAGTCTTCCACTTCGGCTGGAAACGTAGACGCAGACCCAGATGCAAATATTACAGGTATTCAGGCTTCGAGTTCCGCAGGTTCTGTTTCAGTCGTTGCAGAAGCAAATGCTTCTCCGTCAGGTATACAAAGCACTTCTTCCGAAGGATCTGTTTCCACCGTGGGAGAGGCAAACGTACCTCTTACAGGCATACAGTCAACGAGTAGTGGGGCCGTTGTTCTTGTATCAGCCGATGCATTCACAGCGCTCACAGGTATACAGTCTTCTACCAGTGCTGGTAACGTAGATGCAGATCCTGATGCGAACATAACAGGTATACAGGCCACGACATCAGCGGGCACGGTATCGATCTTGAATGACATGACGGTATTCCCCACAGGAATACAGTCAACCACTTCTGCCGGAAACGTGGATGCAGATCCTGATGCCAATGTTACAGGCATACAGGCGTCCTCCTCTGCTGGCTCGGTGTCTGTCTCCGCAGAGGCAACGGCATCACCCTCTGGGTTGCAATCTTCAACATCCGAAGGAAGTGTCTCATTTAGTATCACATCATCGTTTACGACAACGGGAATCCAATCTGCCACCTCGGAAGGTGATACTTCAGTGTCAGCAAACGCTGATGTTGACACGACAGGAATACAGGGATCAACAGCGATAGGCTCTGTAGCCGTCTCGGCGCAGGCCAACGTTACCCCTACAGGCATACAATCTGCAACGACCGCTGGCGGCGCTTCAGTATCTATAAGTCAGACTGTCGTCCCTACGGGAATACAGGCTTCCACAACGGTTGGTTCTGTTACAATATCAGGGAGTGCTAATGTTGTTCCGATAGGCATAGCATTAGTAATCTCGGCTGAGTCTGTCAATGTCTGGGGTCCTGTTGATGAGAGCCAGACATCTAATTTTGTTGCTGTGAATACAGCCCAGACTCCAAATTATTCAGTTGTATCGGATGGCAACGTCCCCAACTGGTCGGAAATTTCAGGAGCGAGTGATGCTGGATTTTCTCAAGTATCTGATGGCAACACTCCAAATTGGGAAGAAGTAGCATAAAGTGCACATGCACTTTTTTATGAGGAATAAATAATGCCCAGTACCTATACCACAAATCTTGGCATAGAGAAGATCGCTACTGGCGAGCAGTCAGGAACGTGGGGGACCACGACAAATACAAACCTTGATCTAATAGACGAGGCAGTCAATGGGATTGTAAGCATTACCCTGTCCTCTGCCGGTTCTTCAGGTTCCCCTAATTCACTGCCCGTGACAGATGGCTCATCATCAAATGGCCGAAACAAGTTTATTGAGTTTGTAGATGGAGGAGACTTAGGCGCGACAGCATACGTGCAGTTGACTCCAAACAACGCAGAAAAAATAGTTCACGTCCGTAACAGCCTGTCAGGCAGTAGAGCTATTATAGTTTTCCAAGGGACGTATAACGCATCTAATGACTTCCAGATTGAAAATGGCAAGGACGTTGTACTCAAGTTCGATGGAGCCGGAACCAATGCAACGGTCAAGGATGTATTCACAGACCTTGCTGTCACTAAGGTAGATGCAACCACTCTTGCTATCGGCGGTACCGCCGTTACGTCAACAGCCGCAGAGATCAATAAGTTAGATGGGTTCACTGGCACGGTTGATGACCTAGATTACGCAAAAGACTTGAGGGCGACCGGAGTTACAACCACTGAGTTCGATAAGCTTGATGGCCTCACAGCGACCACCACAGAGCTTAACTACGTTGATGTCACCACACTAGGCACCGTAGAGGCGTCAAAAGCTGTGACTGCAAACTCAAGTGGGGAAGTGATAGTCCCTGATAATAAGAGGATACTCTTTGGGTCTGGCTCTGACGTTGGTATTCAATACGATGAGACTACGGATGATCGTCTAGAAATCAGCGGCGGTGAAGTCTTTGTTGATAATACGTTGACAGCAAAGCGCGGAATCGGAACAACCCTTACCGACACATCAAACACGGGCAGTGTAACGCTTGATTTTTCTGCTAGCCAAAACTTTGTCCTAACGCTGACAGGTAACGTCACTCTGGCAAATCCCTCTACAGAAGCTGTGGGCCAGTCAGGGTTTATTGTTCTTATTCAGGACGGTACAGGGGGTCGAACTGTATCTCTTGGCACAGACTATGAAACAGCGGCAGGAGCGGGTCTGACATTATCATCAACCGCGAGCACTACAGATATTGTTCCATACATCGTTGCGGCATCAGGGCGTATCTTGCTTGGCGCACCTCAGTTGGCGTTTGCATAATGTTCGATAACTCCCAGTTCTTTGTTTCTGGTGCGAGTTTTTATCCGCATCGCATAAGTCAATCGTTGAGATTTAATTCAGGTGACTCAGCTTTTTTAAGCCGTACAACAGGTAGTGCCACTAACACGTTTACTTTTTCGACTTGGTTTAAGCGTGGGGATATTTCTGCCGGAAACTATCAATATATTTTTGCGAGCGGAGCTTCTGGGTTAGCAATTGGGAAGGCCTCTAGTGGGGATCTGGAAGATAGATTTTATGTACACGATGGTTCATCTAATCAAGAAGCTGATCCACTAATACGTGATTCTGGTTCTTGGTATCACGTAGTGCTTTCCGCAAATTCTGGGACGGGCGTACTCTACATAAATGGTGAATCTGTAAAAACAGGTATTAGTGTAGCGTCTTTATCTACCGGATCAGGGCTGACCCGCATAGGAAGATTTGGGGATGGCAGTTTCTATTTAGATGGATACTTAGCGGAAACGCATCTTGTCACTGGATCAGCATTAACACCAAGCTCTTTCGGTGAAACTAAAAACGACATTTGGGTTCCTAAAGATTATAGCGGATCATACGGAGATGACGGTTTTAAACTAACGTATGCTGATTCTTCTGATATAGGAAACGATTCTTCTGGCGAAAACCATGACCTTACAAATACTAATTTAACAGCAAGCGACGTGGTCAATGATAGCCCAACAAATAATCATGCCACACTCGGGGCGCAACCAATTGTAACCCACACCCTATCAGAGGGCCGGTTGAAAAGCACGAACAGCAGTGGGACACACGGTGGAACCACAGCGACTTTTAACTATCCAACATCAGGCAAGTGGTATCACGAGGTTACAATCAACGCTGAAACAAGTGACAAAGGACAAGGTGTCGGGATTGGAAATCAAATAGCCAGAACCTCTACTACTTGGGGCAACTATCTTAATCTAATCGCCTATCTTTCAGATGGAACCAAACTTGTTGATACAGGATACGCATCATATGGAACAGCACAAAATGCGAATGATGTAGTCGGCGTGGCATACAACGCAGACGATCAGGAGTTAGAGTTTTATCTAAATGGAACAGGACAGGGAACAATAACTACATCAGAAATGGATGGGCTAGTAGACTTCAATAATTTATGCCCGCTAGTTTTTGGTAGAAATATGGAGCAAACTTTTAACTTTGGTCAGTCGTCTTTTGCTCACACTCCACCATCAGGCTACAAAGCACTTAACACATCCAACCTATCTGACCCCACGATTGACCCCAATGAAGGCGAAACACCGGATCAGTACTTTGACGTAACCACATACACCGCAAACAATGGAACACTATCGATTACAGGTTTAGAGTTCCAGCCAGACTTTGTTTGGATTAAGTCTAGAAGCTTAGACATTGCACACGCATGGTTTGATGTGCTTCGCGGGACATCAACAGCAGGATCAATCAATACGGCCATTGCTTCTAACAGGGTTGATGCACAAGGTAGCGGTAACGGAGTATTGTCTTCCTTTAACTCCGATGGCTTTACGGTCGCAGGGGGAAGCTCTGGATCGAATCCTCTAAGCCTAGTTAACAAGGGCACAAACACATACGTGGCGTGGACTTGGAAAGCAGGGGGCTCTGGAGTAACCAATAATGACGGAACAGGAACATCTACCGTTAGTGCAAGTGACGAGTCAGGTTTTAGTCTAGTTAAGTATACTGGCAATGGCTCAAACCAAACACTTGGACACGGGTTAAGTTCTGCTCCAAATGCAATCTGGATAAAAGAGATTAACAGTACATCCGGTTGGATGTGTTATTACAGTGCACTAGGAGCAAATAAATTTTTATCTCTTCATAGCACTGCCGCACAATCTACTAGCACTGCGGCTTTTAACAACACCGATCCAACCTCCACTGTGTTTTCAGTAGGCGCGAGTAATGCTACCAATCAGTCAAGTCAGGATATGATCGCGTACTGTTTTTACAATGTGGATGGGTACCAGAAAATTGGATTGTATGAAGGAAATAACTCGACTGATAATGCGTTTGTTTTTACCGGCTTCCGTCCCAGATTCCTTATGATAAAAAATGTTGATTCAACCGGTAACTGGGGTATGTGGGACACAGCACGTACTACGTCCAATGTTGCAAGTAGCATTCAAAGAGCCGACACAAGCGAGGTTGAAAATACTACGACACCTAATAACAGTGTAGATATACTGTCGAACGGGTTTAAGATACGAGGAAATACGGGTGTGTCTGGTGATGCTGTAACTTACGTTTATATGGCCATAGCAGAGCAACCTTTCAAATACTCAAACGCGAGATAGGAGAATTTCATGTGGCAACACAACGGTAAAACGGTCAAAGAGGGGAGGTCTTGGACATCTGATGACGGCATCACACACCCATCAAACTGGGCCGTGTGGTCGGATGATGTAAAAAAATCTTTTGGTCTGGTTCAGGTTGCTGACCCAAAAACTTGGGATAACCGATTCTATTGGGGCTGGGACTCAGAAGAAAAAAACTTGGTTGAAAGAAAGATTGATGATGAAGACGCAACGGATGACAGCGGCAATAAACTGAAAGATGAAGATGGCAATCAAGTTGTAAACTACGGACTCAAGTCGGTCGCAATTAGTAATACTAAAACTATTGCGAGAGGGAAGCTATCGCATACTGATTGGTATGTTACTCGGAAATCAGAGTCTGGAACCGCCATACCATCTTCTATTACAACTTACAGATCGGCTGTCCGCACTGCGTGTAAAACTATAGAAGATGCGATTACCGCTTGTGATACCCATGCAAAATTCATGGCTCTTTATGAAGTGCCTTTGGATGAAAGTGGGAACCCAACAGGTAATGCACCTATCAGTGACTGGCCCAAAGAAATCTAGGGCAAAGGACCATGTCTCTTACAAAGTTGCAATTCAACCCCGGCATTGTCAGGGAAACAACGTCTTACACAAACGAAGGCGGGTGGTTTGACGGGGATAAAATTCGATTCCGTGCAGGGTTACCTGAAAAAATAAAAGGCTGGTCTAAACTTTCTGCTAATTCATTTCTTGGAATATGCCGTGGGCTCAAACCTTGGGTAGCCCTCGACTCAACTATCTACAATGGCGTTGGGACAAATTTAAAGTATTACATTGAAGATGGCGGTGTTTATAAAGATGTAACACCAATCAGAGCAACAACATCAGCAGGTGATGTTACCTTTTCTGCAACAAATGGTTCATCAGTGATTACAGTTACTGATGCGGCCCACAATGCAGAAACAGGAGACTTTGTCACGTTCTCAGGCGCGGCATCTCTTGGCGGTAATATCACTGCGGCTGTTTTGAATCAGGAGTACCAAGTTGATGAAAGGGTCTCCACTACGCAATACAAGATATCAGCGAGAGCGGCAGGGACAAGCATACAAAGTATTACCGTTAATGGGCAGATTGTTGCTAGTAATGTTTCTGCTAATTCTTCTGACACAGGGAACGGCGGCTCTTCAACCGTAGGCGCATATCAAATAAACACAGGCCTGAACGAATCTGTTTATTCAGGTGGCTGGGGTGTTGGCACTTGGGGTCGAGGAACATGGAGTTCATCGGTAGATCTCACAAATGCGGCTTTCAAACTAAGACTTTGGTCTCATGATAATTTCGGTGAAGACCTTATTATAAATGTAAGAGAAGGCGGCATATTCTACTGGGATAAATCAACAAACAGTGGTGAGCCTTTTTCCAGAGCAGTGGCTTTGGGCTCGGTTGCTTATAATTCAGCAGGCGACATTGATGCTGGAGTCCCCACACTTGCAACTCAGGTATTAGTTTCTGATATCGACAGACACGTCATTGCATTTGGCGCGGATGATATTGGTGCAGATGGTTCTTCAACTGGTGCACAAGATCCGATGCTGATTAGGTTTTCAGATCAGAGCAATCCGTTTTTGTGGACAGACGCTGTCGAGAATACAGCAGGCTCTTTGGCGCTGGGCAGTGGATCAAAGATAGTTTGCGCCACCGAAACAAGACAGCAGATACTTGTTTGGACAAATAAGGCGCTGTATAACCTCCAATTTCAAGGTCCTCCATTTACTTTCGGCGCCAGCCTTATATCAGAAAATGTCACTATTGCCAGCCCGCAATCCTTCAAGGCTGTTGATGATCTAGTTTTCTGGATGGGTGAAGGTGAGTTTTACTACTACAATGGACAGGTGCAGACGTTGCCATGCTCTGTCAAAGAATATATTTATAGTGACATCAATATTGAGCAGATCGAAAAAGTTACGTCAGGACTCAATTCTGCGTACAGCGAGGTATGGTGGTTCTATCCTTCATCAGATTCCACCACGAATAACAGATACGTAGTGTACAACTATGAGGACAAGCTTTGGTATTACGGAACAATTGCAAGGTCTAATTGGATTGATCGCGGTATCAACAGATATCCTATCGCCGCTGGATTAGATGGATTTCTTTATTACCATGAGTTCGGAACCAATGATGGCTCAACTTCCCCAGAGTCTGCGATTACAGCGTTTATTGAATCAAGTCAGATCGACCTCTCTGATGGCAACGAGTTTGCTTTCATCAGAAAGGTGATACCAGATCTCGCTTTCCCTGAGTCAACCTCATCAACACCAACGGTTGACCTTACACTCAAGGTGCGTAATTTTCCGGGCTCGAATTACAGCAACACCAACACATCGTCCGTTGTGAGATCACAGACAGTTCCTATAGAGGCGTGGACCGATCAAGCATACGTCAGGTTGCGCGGGCGCTCATTCGCTTTACGTGTCGAGTCTAATCAACCAGATGTCGGATGGAGACTAGGTACAACCAGAGTTGATGTTAGAAAAGACGGGAGGCGGTAATGTCTTCCAACAGAGGGCTAGCTAAGCCGTTTTTTCCTGTAGCGCCTCAAGAGTACAATCAGGCGTATTTTGCAGACCTTGTTAATCAATTTACACTGCTGATAAACCAATCTAAAAATCCGGGCGATGGTCGTTTTAGTTCTGTGACTATTAAAGATCTAGCTTCAGATGATGTGGGCCTTGAGTCTGGAACACTTTACAGGCATGGGACTACGGTAAGGGTATCTGATTTGTCGCTTTCCAGCGTTCGCGGTGTATCCGCAACTAGTACAATAGGTACTGTAACAGTGAGTACACCATAATGGCGAATATCGATAGAGAGATTGGTGAAGTATCAGCACGACTGACTGCACTCGAAAGAGATATGGCAGAACTTCGTGATGACATCAAGTGGATGAGAGATCAGGTCCAGCAGTCTAAGGGTGGTTGGAGGACAATCGCGTTCTTAATATCAGCCTCCGGCATACTAGGCGCATTTGCTACACTGTTATCACAACACATGTGGTTTAAATAAAGTGCATGTGCACTTTTTGAGGATTAAGAAATGATGTACGTACCGGGCTATGTTGGCCCTAGAGTTTCAGGGCCAAATCCAAAAGGGGGTCAAGCAACTCCTGTACAGCCAACAACTCCTGTACAGCCAGCAACTCCTGTACAGCCAACAACTCCTGCTCAGCCGGTTGCATCACCGCCATCTAAAGGCAATGTACAGCCGCCAAATCCAATCACAGATTTCCAATATAAGCCACCAGCGCTTGGTGATCAGTTCGGTGACTTTGTGAACTCTCCTGAGTATCAAGCCGTAGTGGATGCAAATCAAGGTCGAGGCTTTGGCGTACAAACTGCGGACATGTATAGGTCAGATGTTTTTCCTGACTACATGGGTTCGTCTTCTCGCATACGCCCATATGAGAAAGCATACAAAGACTATCAAGCAAGAATTAATGCTGAGCCTGCTCCGGCTGAGCCTGCTCCGGCTGAGACTGCGCCACCTCCAACAAATGCAGATGTGTATGGTGGAATGTTTGGGTTCAACCGTCCACCGCCCATGCGTAATCCGTTCCGCAATCCAATGATGGGTGTGGGTTTCGGTGGCCAATTCGGAGGTATGGGATTCGGAGGCCCATTCGGTGGCATGGGATACGGTAGTCCGTATGGTGGCACGTTTGGGTTCAGGAACCCAATGATGGGTTTTGGTAACCCCATGATGGGTTTTGGTAATCCGATGATGGGATATGGTGGTAGTCCGTTCATGGGCGGTTTAGGTGGATTCTTTAGGAGAACTCCAGATCCAAGAATGGGTTTCCGGCCTGCCGAACAACGGCTTGATATCCCACGTCTGTTTCAGCCGATGCAAAATAGACCACAGGCCGAGCTTCAGAGGCCTGTACCAAGGATGACAGGTCCAAGGATGACAGGTCTTGGAAGCTTGTTTAGGCGTGGATAGCCATGATCTTCGAGGCAGTCGCGGCAATCGAAGTTGCGAATCAAGCCATACGCGGGATCAAAGAACTCGCGGGGCACGTCACCTCTGTCGGACAGATGGGGAAACATCTAACTAATCTTGCCGATGCTCACGAGGACATACAAAGACAGGCAGAGGCAGGAGACGCAAACGCATTCTTCCATTTGGAAGAAATCAAGCAACGCGAATACGAGATAAAGCAACTTTTTATTTACGCTGGCAGGGCCGGCCTCTGGACGGACTACCAGACTTTTATACGCAATAGGAAAGAAATAAGGAGGAAGCAACGAGAGCGTGAAAAAGCTCAAAGATTGGCTAAGCGAAAGGCCATCAAGAACGGACTGGCTTATACTGCTGTTGTACTTGCTGGCTGTCTCACCGTGGCTGGGGGGATTTGGTTACTTCTTGCGATTATGGCAGTGAAGGGTCGTTGATATGTGGTCTGTAATTGGAATAATAACTATCGCTGTGCAACCCGGCTTAATACAAATAGTAGGACGCGAAGAGTTTGAGAACCCGCAAGATTGTTTTGAAAAAGCAATGGTGTTCATGCAAGACAAAGATGACCC